ACGGATCGTGCATACCACGATGGCCCTGGACATGAAGTTCTTCCAGACGGCCACGTCGTCCCCCGTGGACGTTCGCGCCCGCCTTCATACGAAGTTCACGCAGATCGGTGACGATCGCAGCATGGGGTGGGCCGAGATTGAGGCCATCAAACCCCGCATGATTTTCATGCTCGACGAGCTTCCCGCTGGGTTGAAGCTCGACCGCAACGCCGTCGTGCTCGTGCAGCCCGGCGAAGCCTACAACATCGACAACACCCTGCCGGCCGACGACATCAGCGTCACGGTAGAAGTCACCCGCCTCACGAAACGCGACTACGAGAAGATGGGCCTGCCCCCGGCCGGGAGCCAGCCGTGAAGCTCTACGAAGTCACCCTCGACGGCCTGGACACCCTGCCGGACCTGGACGCCGCGCCCGAGCGCATCGTCCGCATCGTCCGCATGGGGATCAACAAGACGGTCGATCGCGCACGCGTGCGTGCGGCCGGCGCCATGCGCAATCAGGTCAACTTCCCCGCGAGCTATCTGCGCGGCGAGGATTCCCGCCTGTTCGTCAAGAAGAAGGCGGTGGGCAACGACCTGGAAGCTATCGTCAGCGGCCGTCATCGCCCCACGTCGCTCGCCCGGTTCGCGAAGAATGCAGGCCCGACCGCTGGCCGCAGCCGCCCCGGCGTCAGCGTGGAAGTGAAGCCAGGTGAAGCCCAATTCCTGAAGAACGCCTTCTTCGTGCGCCTGCGGGCCGGCAGCGCCAAGACCGACACGAAGTTCAACCTGGGCATCGCCGTCCGCCTCAAGAGCGGTCAGCGCCCGCGCAATAGCCGCGCTGCCGTGCAGTTGGATCACAATCTTTGGCTTCTGTACGGGCCGTCCGTGAACCAGGTGTTCCAGACCGTCCGCGAAGACATTGCCCCTGACACCCGAGACTACCTGGTGGCCGAAGTTGAACGGCTGCTGGGCGTGGAGAACCTTTGATGGATACGTCCAAGCCGCCCTTCCGGTTGCGCGTCCTGCAAGCCATGACCGAGCACCTGAAGAAGATCACGGTCGCCAACGGCTACAATTTCGACCTCGCGGAAGGCGTCTTCCGTGGCCGGATGATGTACGGCGAGAACGATCCCATCCCGCTCGTGTCGGTCCTGGAAGCGCCGCTTCCCGACGAACCGGACGTGACGCCGGCTTCCGGCCCCACCTGGAAAGGCCCGTGGCGCCTGCTGATCCAGGGCTGGGTGGACGACGACCGCGAGAACCCGACCGACCCCGCGCACTACCTGCTGGCAGACGTAAAGAAGTCGCTTGCAGAGGCGAGGAAAGACATGATCAAGGGCCGTATTTTTGGCTTCCCGCAGGTAACAAACCTGATCATCGGTGCGTGTGTTGTTCGACCTGCGGAAGAACACGTCAACGAGTACGCCAACTTCTTGTTGTCGGTTACGCTAGAAATAGCGGAAAATATGGCTGATCCCTTCGCGTGAACCGGGACAGTCAGTCTTTTTACTTACTAGTGAGGCCATTATGGAACCTATGAACTACACCCTCGGACGCGGGGAACTGAACTTCAACAAGTTCAAGCCGGGCACCATGACCGGCATTGGCGAGCGCTACCTGGGCAACACCCCGGAAGTGTCCACCAACGTCGAAAGCGAAAACCTGGATCACTTCAACAGCGACCGGGGCGTGAAGGAGAAGGACGCGTCCGTCGTGTTGCAGACGACCCGCGCCGCCAGCTTCATCACCGATCACATTTCCCCGGCGAACATCGCCTTGTGGTACTTCGGGGAAAACACGGTGCTGACGCAGACGGCCGCCGTTGGCGAGCTGATCAGCTTCGACGACGTGCATCCCGGTCACTTCTACCAGCTTGGTGAAAGCCAGGCCAACCCGACCGGCGCCCGCATGGTCAAGAACGTCGTGCTGAAGGACGACGCCGATCCGGGGACGACCTACCAGTTGGGGACCGACTACCTGGTCAACGAAGAACTCGGCCGTATCGAAATCCTGGAAGGTGGCGGCATCGTCGCGGGCACGAAGCTGCGCGGCACGTTCGACACCGAAGCTGCGACCCGCGAACTCGTCATGTCCGGTTCGAAGGCCGTGGAAGGCTCGCTGCGCTACATCGCGAACAACCCGGTGGGCGACAACATCGACTACTTCTGGCCGTGGGTGAAGATCACGCCGAACGGCGACATGGCGCTGAAAGGCGATGAATGGCAGCAGATTCCGTTCAACGTCGAAATCCTGCGCCGGCCCGGCTACGAGGCGGTTTACGCCACGAAGCGCGCAGCCAAGACCGCGCCGTAATCCCAGGGGTTCGACATGGCATTGAAAGGCTACGCAAAGAGCCAGCCCACCGAACCCGTGGAACTCCCTGGCGGCGATTCTTTCGCCGTCAGGGGTTTGTCGTTCGTGGATATGAAGGCGCTGCTGGTGAAGTATTCCGGCGAAATCGCTTCGATCTTCGATCTGATGGCCCACGGTAAGAAAGGCTCGCTCGACTTCGAAAACGCCGCTGCTACCGCTGCCGACTTCATTCAGAAGTTTCCGGCCGTGGCTGCGGAAATCATCGCAATCGCGTCCGGCGAAGAAGCCGCTTTTGAAGACGCACTCGCACTTCCGTTCCCCGTGCAGACCGACGCCGTACAGAAGATCGTGCGGATGACGTTCGCCACGGAGGGTTCCGTAAAAAAGTTCATCCAGACCATCAGCGCCCTAATCGGTCAGCGTCAAAGCGCAAGCGCCTGACACTGCAAGATTGGATGTGGGGGATACGCCGTCAGGTGTCCTTGCTGCTTTCGCAGGGGCATCCCCAGGCCCCCCATTATCCGATCGGAATGATTTGGGACGAAGCCCGACTGGTGGTCGAACGGCTAAACGGCGCCTACGCAACAGAAGCGATCCTTGTCCAGTCCGCCATAGCGTCAGCGCTCTCGAAAGACGGGGCAAAGGAATTCAAGAAAACCATTTCCAGGCTGAACGACAGTGGCGACCAAGGGTGATGTTGAACTCATAATCAGGGCGAGGAACGAGGCGACGAAGACGTTGGATAACGTCGCTCGCGCCCTCACTTCCCTGACCAAGAACCAGGACGAACTCAGTTCCTCGTCTACGAAGGCGAGCGACGCCCTGGGGGACATCGCGAAGCTGGCCGGCACTGTCGCCGCAGCTTATTCCAAACTGAACAGCGACGCCGACCGTGCAGCGGCGTCGTTGCAGCGCCAGGAAGCATCCCTGGCCGAGAACCGTGCCAGCTATCAGGCCCTGACCGCGCAGATGGAAGCGGCAGCGCGTGTGCAAGCCCGGCTGCGTGCCGAGGCCGAGAAGGAAGGCGCGGACAAGAAGGCGCTGAACGCGCAATTGAAGCTGGTCGAGAAGGCGTACCAAGACCTCTCGACGCAGGCGAGCAAGACCGCCACACAGATCGACCGCCAGGACAAGTCGGTCAAGGAATCCTTCTACGCCTTGCAGGAAATCACCGGCAGCGCCCAGGCCGCCTCGGCCGCGCTCGCCAAGGTGCAGGCCGCACATCAGCAGGCGGGTGCCGCCGCAGCCGCCGATGCGGCCAAGCAGGCCCAGGCCGCCGCCGCTCTTGAACAGACCGCGCAGGCGGCCGGCCGGCGTGCCGCGCTGGAACTGAAGAAGTCGATGTCGGACGCCGCGTCCGGTGCGCAGGTCGGTTGGCGGGAAGCGCAGGACGGTGTGCGCCAGCTTGCGGCCGAAATGGCCCGCAGCGGCACGCAGTCGGCCGAGCAAGCAGCGTCGATGCAGCGCCTTCAGGCCGTCGCTCGTGACAACAAAAAGGCGTATAACGAACTTCAGGTTGCCATCCAGCAGTACAGCCGGGCACTGCGCGAACAGGGCGCCACGCAGCAGCAGATCGCGGCAGCGCAGGCTCGTGCGAAAGCATCCCTGGCCGAATACGCCGCTATCGAGGCCGCGCACCAGAAGGCCAGCAACGCCGCCGCCAACAACGCGGCTCGCCAGGCGCAGGCCGCCGAGCAGGAACAGGCCGCCGTGGCCGCCAGCCGGCGTTCGGCCCTGGAACTGAAGAAGGCCATGACGGACGCCGCGACCGGCGCCCAGGCCAGTTGGCGTGACGCCCAGGAGGGCATTCGCCAGCTTGCGGCCGAAATGGCCCGCACGGGCACGCAGACGACCGATCAGATCGCGGACATGGCGAAGTTGCAGGCCACCGCCCGCGCCAGCAAGACCGCCTACAACGAGCTTCAGGTTGCGGTCGAGCAATACAACCGGGTGCTGCGCGATCAAGGCGCGAGCCAGCAGCAGGTGGCCGCAGCGCAGGATCGCGCACGCGCCGCGATGGCCGGTGCGCTGAACATGACGGTGGCGTCGGCCGGCGCAGCCCAGCGTGCCGCCAGCGGCGCCCGCGAGTTGGGGCAAGCCCACGCGAAGGCCGCCACGGACACCAACAAGCTTGACCGTTCCCTGGAAAGCCTGTTCGCGAACTCGCGCCGCTCGCTGTCGATGTATCAGCGTTGGCGCGGTGAAATTCTGTCGCTCACGTCGAGCTACCTGGGCCTGTACGGCGCGATCCAGGGTGTGGTGAGCATCGTTGAAGCGTCGATGACGATGCAGGGCGTCGAGTCCCGCCTGAACGTCGTCACGGGTGGCGATCAGGCGAAGACCGCCGCCGAAATGCAATGGGTCCGTTCCGAGGCCGACCGGCTCGGCTTCTCGCTGAACACCCTCGCGTCCGAATGGTCGAAGTTCGCGGTGTCCGCGCAGGCGTCGAACTTCACCATGGAACAGTCGCGGAAGATTTTCACGTCCGTCTCTGAAGCCGGCCGCGTGCTGAAGCTGAACTCGCAGCAGGTCGAGCGGGCCTTCGTCGCCATCACGCAGATGATGTCGAAGGGCACGATCCAGATGGAAGAACTGCGCCAGCAGTTGGGCGAGCACATCCCCGGCGCGTTCGCATTGATGGCTGAAGCTGCCGGCGTTTCCGGCGCTGAACTGACGAAGATGATGGAAGGCGGGCAGCTTACGTCCGACTACCTGCTGAAGTTCGCGGACGTGCTGGACAAGCGCTTCGGCGGGCAGTTGAGCGCATCGCTTCAGATGTTGCAGGCCGAACTCGGCCGGTTCCAAAGCGCCTGGACGCTGGCCCTGAACAAGATCGGTGAAGCTGGTGTGATCGAGGCTGTCACGGAAGCGCTGCGCGAGTTGCAGGAGCTTCTTCGCAGCCCGGACGCGCAGGTCTGGTTCGAACGCCTCGGCGCCGGGATCGCGGGTGTCATCAAGTTCCTGATGGCGATCCTGAACAACCTCGACCTGATCATGACCGCATTCGCGGCGCTCGGCGCTGCCAAGGGCGTCGCCTACGTCCTGGCGCTGCGCACGGCGATCGTGAGCACGATGGCGACCATCACGGCGGCCACGACCGCCACGAAGGGCCTGAGCGTCGCCATGGCTGGCCTGGGTGGCCCCATCGGCATCGCCATTGGCTTGCTGGCCGGGGCCTTCGCCTTCCTGGCAACCCGTGTCAGCGCGACGGAAAAGTCCATGCACTCGGCGGTGGATGCCGTCGATAAGATCACGCTGGCCTATCGCAACGGCGCCAAGTCGGCAAAGGAATGGGCGGACTCGCTGAATGGGCTGTCCCAGCTTCAGCTTGAGCGCGATCTGCGAAACCTGAAGGACAAGCTCAAGGACGAACTGGAAGACATCGTTCAGCCGTTCGGCCGGGGCTTCATGACCCGCGCCCGCAATTCGAACTCGCCGCTGGCGGCCGTCTTCGAAGAAATCCAGCAACTGGTCGCGAAGGCCCGTGACGGCAGTATGCCGCTGTCGGAATTCAAATCCCGCCTGGACGAAATTGCGAAGACCCATCCGCAGTTCAAGGAACTGGCGCTGAAGTTGCAGGACTCGACCGCCGAGGCGGCCAAGACCGAAGACGCGCTGCTGAAGCTGGAAGCGTCGATCCGGCTGATGCGCGGCGAGGCCACCGATGCCGACAAGAAACTGCTTGGCCTGGCTACCGCGATCAAGGAGACGGACGACGCCGCCAACGGCGGTGCCGCCGCCATGGACAAGTACACCGAGGCGATGGGGCGCCTGGCGAAGCGTATTCCTGATCTGAAGAAGGAACTGGAATTCCAGGAAGCGACGAAGGCGATCCAGGCCGATCTACAGGCGGCGTTCGATGCTGCCGGGAATGACGAGGGGTTGAAACAGGCTGCGCTCGACCGTGCGAACGCCGCCATGGCGGCCGTGCGGGACGGCTACGACGAAGCGCTGATCAAGGAATTCAGTCAGAAGCGTGGCGACGCCATGCAGCAGTCGGTGGGCCTGTTGCGCCAGTTCGAAGGTTTCAGCCCGAAGCCCTATTGGGACACGAATGCCTACCGCGTGGGCTACGGTTCCGACACGGTGACGCTGGACGACGGCACGATCCGCAAGGTCACGCAGGGTATGGCCGTTACGCAGAAGGACGCCTTGCGTGACCTGGTGCGACGCATTGGTGAGTTCCAGGAAACCGTCAAGACGCAGATCGGTAGCGATCGTTGGAGCGCCTTTTCGCCCCAGCAACAGGCCGCGCTCACGTCCATCGCCTACAACTACGGCAGTCTGCCCGACCGTATCCTGCGTGCTGTCAGGGGCGGCACGTCCGAGGAAATCGCCGCTGCCGTGCGCGGCCTGAAGGGCGACAACGCCGGCATCAACTCGGGCCGCCGCGAGACGGAAGCTGCGATCCTTGAGAACCCGAACTTCGCCCTGGCCGCGAACACGGCCAAACAGGTCCAGGCGAAGGTCGAGAAGATCGACAAGGTTGTCACCGACCTGAACAAGCAGATCGACGCGGCGAACCTGACCGACCGCGAGAAGTACATCCGCGAAGCCCTGGAACGCGCCGGCATCGACACGGTGGTCAAGGCCGTGAAGGGGATGCTGGAAGAAGGTAACATCGACCTGACGAAGCGTCCGCAGGTCAAGAACGAAGACGGTTCGATCAGCACCGTCCGCAGCATTTCGGTTGAAGTGGACGGCAAGGTCGCGCTCATCCCGACCGTCAGCGACGACGGCCGGATCATGTCGGACGACGAGGCGGTCGGCCAGTTCCAGAAGACCGGCAAGCACCTGGGCATGTTCGACAGCGAAGCCGCCGCCGCGCAGTTCGCGGAAGCGCTCCACGAGCAGCAGTCGAAGTTCTATTCCGAGGATGCCGCCCGTGTCGCGAAGCTGGCCGCAGACGCCTTCGACACGGCGGCTGACGAGAAGGCTCGTCCGAAGATCGCGGAAATGCAGGCGCAGCTTGCGGCCGGCACGGCGGCGATGAGCCGCGAGGAATTCATCGCCAATGAGGCCCGCCGCGAGGGCGTGAACCTATTGACCGAGCAGGGGCGGAAGTACGCCGAACTGAAGGGTCAGATGTTCGACCGCGAGCAGGCCGAGAAGCGCGTCAACGATCTGATGGCGCTTCGGAAGGAGCTTCAGGAACAACTCACCTTCGCGCAGGAGCAGGGCAACTTCGAGGCAATACCGGGTATCCAACTGGAACTGGAATCGGTCAACAATCGCCTGCGCGAAGCCATCGACCTCGCGATCGGTTTCTGGGAGGCCATGGGTGGTCCAAACGCGGACCTGGCAATCCTGAAGCTGCAAAACCTGAAGTCGTCCGTTGGGGAAACCGGCAAGGTCGTGCTCGACGCGAAGGCGATCAACCAGCAGTTCGCGTCCGGCGCCACGAGCGCGTTCATGAAGGCCGGCGACGCGCTCGGGGGCCTGATCGACGGCACGCTGGACGGCAAAGAGGCGATGGGCGCCATCAAAGACGCCTTCTTGGGATTCGCCGCCGACTTCCTGCGCCAGATCGCGCAGATGATCCTTCAGCAAGTGATCTTCAACATGGTCAGCGGCATGATGGGCGGCGGCGGCAAGGGCGGCGCTGGCGGCCTTGGCGGCGCTATCGCAGGGATATTCCACGACGGCGGCGTGGTTGGCGCTGGCGGCGCCGCCCGCCTTGCGTCCCCGTCCTGGTTCACCAATGCAGTGCGGTATCATGAAGGCGGGATCGCGGGGCTTCGTCCGAACGAAGTGCCGGCAGTGCTGGAACGCGGCGAAGAAGTTCTGACCGCCAACGATCCGCGCCACGTCAACAATGGTGGCGGCACGCAGTCCAACGTGAATCTCAAGATGGTGAACGCAATCGACTCTGCGAGCGTACTCGACGCGGCGATGAACACGCGTGAGGGCGAGCAGGTTTTCATGAACTACATCCGAGCGAACCGAAGCTCGATCAAGTCGGCTTTGGGGTAAAACATGGCATACGAAACTGGAACTGCGGCCGATCAGGTCGATCTTTGGTTGAAGCTGAAGTCGTTTCTGACTTCCAACCCCGCGCTTGTCGCTTCGGGCCAGCAATGGTCTGTCGCATGGGAGGCGCCACCCGGATCGGCGGAACCAACCGACATCATTTTGCAGGGGCCTGGCATGGGCGGCTCCGATCAGATTTTCGTCGGATTCCGCCGCGTCGATGCCCCCGGCGTCAACTCCTACATGATCCGTCTGATCGGCATGACGGGGGTGAACGCTGCCGGGACATCCTTCACTGACCATGTGAACGTGGCGCCTTCCCAGGTCGTCATGTTCCTGGACCGAAACCCGATGAAGTATTGGTTCGTCGCGAACGGCCGTCGCTTCGTCGTGGTCGTGAAGATCAGCACCGTCTATCAGGCCATGTATGGCGGCCTGTTCCTACCGTATGCCGATCCGCTGTCCTACCCTTACCCACTCATGATCGGCGGTAGCGCGGGCCACGACTTCAATACCACCTACAACTGGACGACCACGCACGCCGGGCATTCGCACTTCACCATACCCTACGGCGACGGTGGCGGCGCCCCCAACCGCTTCTCGTCGCTCTACTTTCTCGATCCTGCCGCGCAATGGTGGGAAGTGGACACCGGCAATCGCAGCAGCGCCACCCCGGCGATCTTCGTCGCGCCGTGGAAGTGGGGCGGCGGCAATGGCGTCATCCTGGACAGCCGCAACACCGCTGTAAACGAAATGTTTGACAGGACGCTCGAATGCCTCGGGGGTGGCTACGCGCTGCACCCCGCCACGCTCGTTCAGAATAGTCCCGTCAACCAAATGTACGGAGTCATGGACGGCATCTATCAGGTCCCAGGCACCGGCAATGCGGCTGAGAACATCGTGACCGTGGATGGCATCGACCACCTGGTCGTCCAAAACGCGTTCCGCGCCACCCCCATGAACTATTGGGCATTGGCCCTGGAGTGAGCCATGGCTTACACACTCGTTGACAATCCTACGCACGCCACAATCCCGCAGCACATCATCGACTTTGCGGTGCATACCGCAGGGTGGCTGTCCGCTGGCGCCAACCGAATTTCGGCGCCAGGGGCTGACGCCGGCATATCTTTTCAGCTTGAGCATACGGTTGCGAGCACCCCCCACCAGTACCGCACTGTTGCGCGTCTGATGGACGCCTCGACGACGCTCACCACGGCAACGATTGCCGCCCCCTACATCAATCGAGTTTCACAGTCCCCGAGCAAGTTGCACCTGTTCGGCGGCCTGTTGCCGGTGCCGTTTATCGCCGTCGTCGTCGAGTATGCCCCCGGCTTCTATCGCCACCTGTATCTAGGCCACATGGAAAAGCTCGGGAATTACGAAGGTGGCGAAGTTATCTGCGGGTCGCATCACTTCGTCCGCAACTGGTCCGTCAACTACAACGTCAATGAGCATCAATACCTGTTCAGCGGCTTCCAAGCGGCGTGGGCTGAAGGTTCGTGCGGCGGCATTCGGATGAAGCACGCCGAAGTGGGCGGCACGATCCTCGCCCCCTTCCGGGCGTCAGGCACCCGCGACTTGTTGGGCACCGACTTCCGGGTCAACGGAGTTTTCGGCGGCTACCACGACCACATAAATGACCAGCAGATCGTGCGCGCGTCCAACACGTTTGCCGCCGTGCAGGTCCTGGTGCCGCCGAACTTGTACTTGGCGCGACCGCTGAGTCGCATTTCCCCGATCGGACGGCCTGGCGGTGTGCGGTTGGTCAACATGACTAACCTGGACGGGGCGGCCCCGATCGTCGTGGGTGGCAAGACCTGGCGGTGCTTTCCGCAGTTCCGCAAGTCCGAGCAAAACTGGGTCAACGACTCTCCCGCGCCGGCTGACAACATGTCTTCGGAAACCAGCTTCAACATCGGCTACGCCTATCTGGAAGGTTGAAAATGGCCCTCGGTTATCGACTGCCTTCGTTCGAGTTTGGGACTACGCCGGGGGTCAGCACGTCTTTCCCCCGCGACCTCACCTACCCGCTGGGCAGTTTTAAGCTGGCCGAGGGAGCGGCGCCGAGCGCGGGCGATTTCGACATCAATCAGCCCGTGTCGGAACTGCCACGCCGTATCGCGGGCGCTCGCCTGGGGTCCTTCTTCGATGATTACTTCAACAACATCTACCTGCTGCCGCCCTCGATCAACTTCGGGTCGGTAACGGCCGATGTCGAGCAGACCGTGCATGTCTGGAACGCGTTCACGCGGCCTAAGACGCTGACGGGCATTACGGAAGAAAACACTGCCGGGCTGAAGCTTTTCGGCCCATCGGTGCCGACGACCTTTGCTCGCATGGAAGCCAAGCCGTACCGCCTCGTGGCGACGACCGATGGCGCCGCATACATCGACGCACGCTACAACTTCAAATTCCAGGACGTGCCGCCAACGTCGGTCTTGTCCGTCTTCGGCGCCCGTGCCGAACTTTGGGTTCTGCCGCCGAACTGGTCGGATCGCTACGACATCAGCTACGAGTACAAGACCGACATCTTCAAGACCCGCTCTGGCAAGGAGCAACGTCGTGCCTTGCGCAACACGCCCCGCAGGTCGATGGAATTCCAGTCCATCGCCAACGGCGACCGGCTGCGCTGGTTCAACCGCGTTATGGGTGGCTGGCAGCGCAATTCCTTCCTCATGCCCGAGCGCACGCGCCATGCAAACACAGTGACGCCTATGCCGGCCGGTGTGGCGCAGGTCACGCTCGACACGATCCCCCCGTGGCTGAAGGCCGGCTCGTCAATCGTGCTCGCGTTGGGCGACCAGACGGCGGCGCGGCTCGTCGAGTCGGTCAACGGCACTGTCGTCACGTTCACCAGCATCGGCCCTGAATCCTGGATACCGGGGACCAAGATTCACCCCGGCCTGACGGGCCGGCTCGCGACCGAGATTTCCTCGCGGCGGCTCACCAGTGAAGTCGCGACCGTGGCCGTGGTGTTCAACGAGACGCCTGCGAGCGAGCCGTATCAGGCGCCGCCTGGGCCGGCCGTGACGTGGCGCAACACGGAAGTCGTGCTGCTGAAGCCGAACTACGCCAGGCCCATTTCGCTGCGCCACCAGTGGGCGGTCGAGAACGTGGACTATGATCGCGGTGTCACCAAGACGTTCGTTCCCGTGGATGTAAGCTCGCGCACCTGGCAGGCCGAATACCTGGGCGTAAATCGGCAGGCCGCGCAGCAACTGGTCGATGTCTTCCATCGCGCCAGGGGCCGCCGTGGCGCGTTTTACATGCCCACCTGGGAGAATGACCTGCCGCCCCTTGATCCGATCGGCCTGGGGTCCTTCCGCATCCGCACGCGAGGCATTGATGTCGCCCGGCTGCTGAACGGCGACCCGGCCCATCGGAACATTGCGGTCTTCGGTATCGACGGGACGGTCCTGTTCAACCATGTCCAGCAGATTTTCACGGTCAACGACTCTCGCGGCGAAGACACGATCCTCACCCTGTCCAACGCATGGCAGCAGTCGATGCCGTTGGAGAAGATCCTGCGCATCTGCTGGATGCCCTTGTGGCGCTTCGGTAGCGACCGCCTGACCGTTTCTTGGCAGACCGATGAAGTCGCCATCATCACCCCCACCATGCAGATGCTTGAGGACCACCCATGAGCTTCGAACAATACGAAGTCAGCCGCGACCGTGGCGAGCCGATCAACCTGTACCTGTTCGAATACGGGCCGAGCGCCGGGCACCGCATCGGCATCTGCGACGCGGAACGGCCCATCCTCTTTGATGGTGTGACCTATCAGCCCGAGCCGATCCAGCGTGACACGATCAAAGCGTCCGGTACGCTGGATCGCGCCGCGATGGAAATCCGCACCGACCGCGAAAACCCCGTGGCCGAAATGTTCCGCATCTACCCGCCCAGCCAAACGGTTCGGCTGACGATCCGCCAGGGGCACATTGGCGATCCCGCCAACCAGTACCTGGTCGTGTGGACCGGCCGCGTGCTGAACGTGAAATGGGAAAACAGCGAGTGCCGCCTGTCGTGCGAGCCGATCGCCACGTCCCTGCGCCGGCCGGGGCTGCGTCGTCGCTATCAGATCGCGTGCCCGCACGTCCTGTATGGCCCCATCTGCCGCGCAAACAAGGTCGCGGCCACCAGCGTCGCCACCATGAACGCGGCAGCGGACGGCGTGCGCGGCGTCAAGGTGAACTACCTGCTGTCCGGCGACGACCTGCGCACGCTGCGGGCCGGTACGTTCGAATGGACGACGCCGGACGGGCTTTTTGAGGCGCGGACGATCCTGGCCGTGAAGGGCGAGGGCAATGTGACGACCTTGACCCTGGCCGGCATCGTGCGCGGCCTGCCCGCTGGCTATCAGGTAAACTTGGTTCGCGGCTGCGGGCACAATCTCGACGACTGCGGCCAGCTACACAACAACCTACCGAACTACGGCGGAATGCCTTGGATTCCGTCGAAGAACCCGGTCGGCAAATACTCCCCGTACTATTGACCGGACACACAACAAAATGTTTTGGGTACAACTGCTTGTTGCGATCGTTCTGGCGGTCGTCTCATACCTCATCATGCCGAAGCCGAAGCAGCCCCAGCCGCCCGGCACGCGTGATCTTGAGTCGCCCACTGCCGACGCTGGCCGGCCGCTACCCGTCGTCTTCGGAACCCTGACCGTGAAGGGCCTGAACGTCATGTGGTTCGGGGAACTCAAGGTGAAGACCGAGAAGGTGAAAATGTAATGAACCACGTCATTGATCCTCGCATCGACGACCTCGTGATCCGAGTGGAAGACATCACGGCCACCGGCCACTGCGTGCGTGGCACGCGCCGCTGGTTCGAACACTACGGCTTCGATTTCCGCCATGTCGTGCAGCACGGCATCCCGGCGAAAGACTTGCTTGTGACCGGCGACGCCCAGGCGATTGCCGTGATCCAGGCGAAGCTCGGCCGCATGGACAGGGGTGAATAATGGGCGGCAAGAGCGGATCGGGGAAGGTTCCAGTCAACCTCTACTACGGCAGCGTGCATTTCGGCATCTGCCACGGGGTCGTGGATTCCATCAACAAAATCTTCTTCAACGGCAAACTTGGCTGGGGCGCCGGCTACATCACACCTAGCGATCCCAACAAGCCCCCGGCGACGAGGAAGGAAGGTTTCTTCGTGCCGGTTTCGGACGAGGACGGGCGGTGGCTGGCCGACCAAATGCAGATACGCGTCGCGTACAACACCAACTTCGAAGGCGTTGGCTCAAAGGTCGAGTGGGTCGAACGTCTCGGCGGCCTTAATTCCGTGACCCGTGTCCGCACAGTGACGCGGGTTCTGCCGGTCTACGACAACAACGGCGGGTCTGACGGCAATGGCCCGTTGATCCACGTTTGGATGCAGAAGTCCGGCGAGCCGGACAGCATCTATTTGCCCACCATCTACGAGGACGGCAGCAGCGACCGCGTGTGGTTCTACCCGCCCGGAACCTGGCCGTCCGGCGTAGGCCCGACGCCTGGTGGCGGCGGTGGCGGCACAACTCCCCCGCCCCAGGGTGTTACCGAGCAATCGACCATCACGGTCAAGGCCGATGAACTGTTCGGCGGGAAAAAGAAGGAAGGCGGCGTTGCCGGTCTTGTCCATCTGATGATGGGTAACTTGACCCAGCTCGTGCCCGAGAACTTGGCCGCCAAGCTCGGCCGAACGTCAGCCACCATGCCGGCGTATCGCGGCGTGGCGAGCGCCTGGTTTCACGGTTCGCCGTCCTTTTATTGGAGCGCCAACAGCAACCGCATCCCGGATGTGTGGATCGAAGTCACGCGAATCCCGAAGGGTCTAGACCCAACGCTGGCGCGGATCGGTAACGACGCCAACCCGGCGCACATCATCTTCGAATCCATGACGAACGCTGATTGGGGCATGGGCGCCCCGAACACGGCATTCGACCTCGATTCGTTCAACACGGCCGCCCGCACCCTGTTCGACGAGAAGTTCGGCCTGTCGATGATGTGGTCGGATCAGATGGAAATCGAGAAGTTCGTCAGCGAAGTCATCGACCACATAGAGGGCCATCTGTACGTGCATCCGCGCACGGGCCTGTTCACCCTCAAGCTGGTTCGCGACGACTACGACGAGACGAAGCTTCGCACCCTCGACCCCGACAACGCCAAGCTGATGAACTTCCAGCGCAAGGCGTGGGGCGAGACGATCAACGAAATCGTCGTCACCTACAAGAATCCCGAGAACGAGGAAGAAGTTTCCTTCGCGCTTCAGGACAACGCGAACATCGCCATGCAAGGGGCGACGATCACCGACAATCGCAACTACTACGGCATCCGCAACGGCGACCTGGCCGCCCGCGTGGCCGAGCGCGATCTGCGTGCGGCGTCGGCGCCGCTGTCGTCGTGTGACGTTGAAGTGGACCGTTCGGCCTGGGACCTGGTGCCCGGCGAAGTGTTGAAGGTGACGTGGCCCGAATACGGTCTGAACGGCCTGATCATGCGCGTCGGCCCGGTCGATTACGGCCGCCCCGGCGAGCCGCGCATCCGTGCCTCGCTGATCGAAGACATCTTCTTCATGCCCGAGGAATCGTACTTCGTGCCGCCCGTCACCGAGTGGGAGGACCCCCGCGAGAACGCGTCGCCTATCCCCATCACGAAGGTCATGTCGATCCCCTACTACTACATGACGCAATTGCTCGGGATCACCGACGAGACGACAGCCAACCAGCCGCAATATCCCGAGACGATTGCTGGCGTGCTCGGCTCGACCTACCAACTGGACGCGCAGAACTTCGATCTATGCACGCCGCTGCCTGACGCCGTGGGGAACGTCACCTATCAGAACCTCGGCCCGAGGGAACTGGTCGGCTACGCGATGCTGAAGACCCCGCTGGTCCGCGAGGCGATGAGCTACCTGAAGACCGCGTTCCCGACGCCGAAGGGTGGTCCTGTCGTCGGCGGCTTCGCGCTGATCGGTGACGTGGACGACCGCAAGTCCGAACTGGTCGCAATCGAGTCCTTCGACAACGACCTGGGCTGGCGCGTTCGCCGGGGCGTGCTCGACACCGTGCCGAGGGAGTGGCCGGCCGAGACGGCAGTCCGCTTCATCGACAGCGATTCCGAGTTCATCGACGACACGATCCGCGCCGACTTCGACACGGTGAAATACCGCTTGCTGACCCGCACGTCGCTGAACACGCTCGACATCACCCAGGCGCCGGAAGTCAGCGACGTGATCAACGGTCGCCCGCACTATCCGCTGCGGCCGGCGAACGTTCGCATGAACACGGTCTTGTGGGGCGCCCGCGTCGTGGACGGCAAGGAAGGGATCAACCTGACCTGGGCCACGCGCTCGCGCCTGCAAGAGACTTCCGTGATCCAGCGCTGGACGGACGCGTCGGTCGTCCCGGAAACCGGGCAGGTCACGAACGTCATCTTCCGCGATCACAAGGGCAATGTGATCCAGACGAACAACGGGCTGACCACCATGGGCGCTAGCCTGCCTTTCACCGCCATCCCCGGACCCTCTGTAAAATACCAAGTTGAATCCGAACGCGATGGTCTGAAGTCCCTTCAATACGTCGAGCATGAGTTCGACGTGTGCGGCTGGGGCATGAACTACGGCAACTACTACGGGGGTAAATCCTGATGCCTGGAAAAGCACAACCTGGAAACGGCCTGATGGCCGAATGGGACCTGGGCGAGTCTCAATTCAAAAACCAGATGGACGCCAATCTGCGCTTCCTGTCTGCGGCGGTGCAACTCGTCCTTGAGCGCTCGGACGGCACGTTGCCGACGCCGCCTGCGGCCGGAATGCTCGCGATCGACGGCAACGGCGCCATCGTCGGCTACATCGACGGCGCGTGGAAGGTGAGCGCAGTTCCGAAGCTGGGCTGGGCTGGCTGGGACAAGCAGCGTGGCGGCCCGGTGCAGTTCGGTGCCCAGGGTTGGGCGTCCGTCCCGTGGGTGCCCGATGCCCCCAAGGACGGCCGGCGCTACATCCGCAAAGACGGGCAGTGGGTCGAAGACGACTACCGCATCAGCGCGTTCATTCCGCAGATCACGGCGGCCGGGCAACAACTCGGTTCCTTCATCATCCCGGCGCCCATGGCGCTGCCGAAGGAACTCACCGACTGCGTGGCCCGCTGCCAAACGCCGTCACCTAGCGACATGGTTATCTCGCTTCAGCACAACGCCACTGACATCGGCACCGTGACGTTCCTGACCGGCGAGTTGACCGGCACGATCGCGCTTACCGGGACCGAAGATATTCAGTTCGCCAAGCACGACGAACTGAACCTGTTCGCCCCTTCACCCAACAACGGCGTGCCCGAGGGTATCCGTATTTTGTTCCGCCTGGAAATGTGAGGCAATCATGTCCCTTCTGCACATGGACGGTTTCGACCAGTTCGCAAACATCAACGGCGCTGCGGCCACGGCGACCACGCTCGGCACGGCCGGCTACGAAACGACGATGGCCGGCACCGACAGCCTGACCGTCACCATCGGGCGCGATGCGGGGTCGTATGCGCTGCGTCTGCGCCAGGACTCGGCCGCTGGCAACTCGGCGTCATTCGCCAAGGCCATCACCACGTCCGAGCCGGTCGTGACGTTCGGGTTCGCCTACATGGCGACCGAGCGCAGCAAGATCGTTCAGATCGAAGGTCTGATCGACCTGGAATGGCCGGTCGGATGCCGCCTGAACGGCGTGGACGGCGAGGCGATCCCGATCCGCAACATCTGGTACTACTACGAGCTTCAGATCGACAAGACGGCACAAAAGATCAGGCTGTTCATCAACAATCGCCTGGACATCGAAGCCCCGCTGCCTGCCGAGGCCGCCAACATGACGGTCTACAAGCTCAAGTGGGGATCGGGCGTCACCGGCAGCGCCAAGACCACGCAGCACATCGACGACATCGCGTTCAGCGACAGCGCCGGCAGCGACTTCAACGCCCGCAAGGGACCGATCGCGATCACGACGCGCTTCCCGCAGACCGATCACACTGCCGACTGGATCGGCTCGGTGGCCGGCCCGCTTGCCCCGCTCGTGAACAAGCGCCCGCCCGAAGCCAGTTCGTACATCCAGTCGAACATTTCCGGCCGCGAGGCGACGTTCAAGTCCTCGGCGCCGCTGCCGAATGACAGCCCCGTCTACGCCATCGGCATCATCGCCCGTGCCCTGAAGACCGACATCGACAAGCGCACGATCGGCCTGGTGTGGGGCGATGACGAGAACCGCCTTGAAAAGATCAACGCCGAACTGACGACCGACAACAAGTATTACTACGCGCTGTTCGAAGCCCCGGCCCCCGGCCAGGTGTGGACGAAGGAAATCGTCGAGTCGAACTCGTTCGGCGTCAAGGTTCGGCCGTAAGGAGCACGACATGGCAATTCGATTCATGGATGGTTTCGACCAGGAAGTCCCGTCGTTTGCGAACGGTTGGGCGGTATCGCACAACGGTCTGAAGCTGGAACTGCTGCGGTCGCCGGACGGCGACAACATGCTCGACGCGAAGACGACAGCCCCGACAGCAGGCACCAAGAATTTCATGCGCCTAAGTCGCGACGTGGGCGCGGGCTGGGGCGACCGCTTCTGCATCGGTTTTCTGCTGCGACCGCTGCGTGGCGCCGAAGTGCAGTTCGCGCAGATCGACACCCGGCCGACCAAGGGCGAGCACGGCCTGATCACCTTCGGATGGAAGTCGAGCGGCGGCCAGATGTTTTGCACGTTGAACGGCGAACTGACGGGCGTGCCGATGGAGTTCGGCAACGTCTATCACTTCCTGGAACTGGAACTCGACAAGGTGGCGCTGGTCGCCCGCGCCTGGCTGAACAACGAGCTTGTCGGCACCGTGCCGATCACCGGGCAGGAAGTGGACCTGTCCTACTGGATCGGCTTTCAGAACGTGGACGTGTTGGGCGGCGAAGTGTCGGCGCTCTACCTGAACGACTTCTACGAGTCTGACGGCACGACGGACCTGAACAACCAGCGCATCGGCAAGGTGAAGGTTGTGACGCGCTCGCCCAAGCTCGACGCGGTGACGGAGTTCTTGCGCACCAAAGGGGATTCGAACGCATCCCAGGTGGCCGATCCGGCCAGTCCTGACGGCGACGCGAGCTACGTCTATTCGAACCAGGCGGGCGCCGTTGACCTGTACACTAGCAACGAAGCCCTGCCGTTCCCGGACGCGCCCGTGTTGGCTGTCGCGGTCAGCGTGTCCGGCCGGAAGGAGGGTCCTGAATCCCGCGCCGTGGCGCCGATGATCCAGGTGGACGGGGCTGATGAAATTGGTGCGCGGGTGAACCTGCGCGTCGCTGTGTATGAACGTGGCACCACGATCTTCAACGCGAACCCGAAGACGGGCGGGGCCTGGGACGCGCAGAGCGCCGCTGGCGCACGCTTCGGTCAGACGCTGGTGCTGTAAGGAGTTAAGAATGCCGATTATTGACATGGAAGGTTTCGAGCGGTTGGCGACGGGGGTGATGCCTGCCGCGCCCACGGCCACCGCCAAGGTCTTGGACGCTTTCGGGTGGATGATCGCCCCTGGCGACCCCGAAGTCGCGGCGTACCCGGACTACGTGGTTTCGATCGAAGTCAGCGAAACCAATGCGTTTCGTCGCGGCAAGGGCATCACCTTTAGCCCGGCAAAAACTAACTGGGCGCAATACGCAGGCAAGCACCCCCTCGTGCTGAAGCCGATCCCCATGGCGAACTTCAACAAGGTCGTCGTGGGGTTCAACCTGTTCATCCATTCATCCGCATTGGCCAACCAGATCGCAGACGCTTCGATCGTCCGCTTCGGGCCGACCCTGAACAACACCTCCTACGCCGGCAATAATTTCGCGCTCATGGCGCTGAATACCGGCGCTCTAGTGTTTGCCGGCGTGCAGACGCCCGCTTCTCTTGGCTCGTTTATCGGCAAGTGGGCGTTCATCGAGATTGTCCTGGACAAGACCGCCCAGCAGCTAGAGTGGTACATCAACGGCAATCTCGTTGGTGGTGCCGCCACGGCCGCCGCAACCTTCAACTCCATCCAGGCTTTCAATGCCGGACCTGTCGGCGGATCGTATGTGACGCTGATGGCGAAGTTCACCATCGACGACATCTACGTGTCCGATCAAAGCGGTGAAGCGACGCGGGTGCTCGGGCGTGGCAAGGTGGATATCGCCCGTCCGAACGAAACGGTTTCTGGCGGATTCACGCCCAACGGCGGCGCTGAAAACTGGAAGAACCTGGATGTTCCGGTGAACCTTGGAACCTACAACAGTTCGGCCGTCGAGGGCACCAAGGACATCGTGGGCCTAGATAATCCGCTTGTGGCCGCGCAGTCGGATGACGTGGTGATTGCCGTGATGACTTCGACCCTGGCCCGCACTTCGACGGGGCAAATGGATGTCGTTGTCGGCACCGGCATCGGAAACACCTTCAAGAAAGACAACTTCGGACTGACCACTACTTCCGTAGGGATCAAGCAGATCGCAGCGCTCAATCCGGCCACGGGGCAACCCTGGACGGTCAGCGACATGGCTGATCTGCGAACCGGCTACGCGGTGAAAACGTGGCCGTAAACGTCTCTGCGCAGTTCGCGCAGGTTCTTTGGCAGGATGGCTACCCGGTTCAGGTCCGGGCGCAGTTCACGCAGGTACTGACGACCACGCGTGAACTGTCCGTGCGTGCGCAATTCGCGCAGGTTTTGACCCAGCTTGCGCCACCGCCTGAAGTTCGCGCCGAGGCGCAGTTCGCGCAGGTGTTCACTCAGCCTGCGCCACCGCCTGAAATTCGCGTCCAGGCGCAATTCGCGCAGGTGTTTTCTAGCGAGTTCCCCAGCACGCGAGTATCCGCGACGACCCAACTGGTGCTGAAGAAGCTTCAGGGCAACTTCATGCCGGGCACGCGGGTCAGCGCCGTCACGGCCAAGCTGCTGCTGCGGCTCGACGACCCTCGCTACAGCTACCCGGTGCGCGTCACCAAGACCGCGCAGCGCTTTTTGCTGAACACGTCGGGCGAGCGGTTCCGCGCCAATACCCGTGTCTCGGCCAACCGCTCGACAGTGCTGCAATCGCTGAAGGACGAGCCGCAGAAGCCGATCCGCGTCACGTACAGCCGCGAGACGATCCTACTGAGCTTGGGCAACGAGGCATCGCCCAGGACCCGCGTGACGCAGACGCAGCAGCGCGTGCTTTTGAGCTTCGGCCGCGAAAGCTACGGCCACCTGTTCGTCCGGCACGTTGGCGCGATGGTCGCGCAGGCTTCGACCGATTGGACGGACGCCTGGTCGCCGGCATCGGCCGCTGGCGTTTACCAGTTGGGCGCCATGGTCGCGCACGAGGGCAAGTACCTCGATCCCGACTTCCCGCAGTCCGGTTTGACCGCGAGCCAGGTCGGTCAGATGACGGCCCAGGCGTCGCAGATGCTGGACAAGGACATCCCGCAGTCGAACGCCCGCGTTTCGTCCTTCGCCACGCTGGTCGCAAACCAGTGGGAAACGATCGACAAGGATGTTGTTCGATCCGACGCCCGCGTGAACTGGCTGTTCAGCATGACGATGGGGCGCGGGAAATTCCCGGACGCCACGATCGACGCGTCCTTCTCGCGGGTTTCGAGCTTGGCCCGCATGGTCATGGTGCCGTCCAGCTTTGGGCCGAACCTGGTCAGCCAGGTCGCCTTCATGGTGGCCCAGCCGGCCGACTACCTGGACCCGCTGACGATCGTGTCCGCAACGCCTGTATCGACCGTGGCGGCAATCGCGATGCAGCCCGTGGACATGCCGGACGCTGCCGTGCCGCAGTCCATCGTGCGGGCCAGCGTGGCCGCCGTGGCCGTCGCGCAGGGCCTGGACATGCCGGACCCGTCCGTCACCCAATCGAGCGCCCAGGCGTCCGCCGTGGCCGTGGTTGTGGCGCAGCACCTGGAAATGGATCACCCCGACAAGTTCGGGGCCGACATCGCGTCGTCCGCCGTGGCGCTGACTGTTGCGCAGGGTGATCACGACCTGCCGGACCCCACGGTGGCGCTGTCGGACGCCAGGACGCAGCAGGTCGTCGCGTCGGTCATGCACCGCGATAACGCCCTGCCGGACCCGGTGCCGCCGCAGTCCCACGTCAGGGTGTATCAGTACGCGGTCCAGGTGAACTCGCGGGCGAACTACGACGACAAGGACGTGGCACGTTCCGACGCCGTGGTTGATGTGGTCGTGGCGATGGTGGCCCGGCCGGACTACAGCATGTACGGCCTGCCTCGGGAGCGACCCCCGCTGCCGATCGTGACCGCATTCGTGCATAGGAGTTGACAAATTGCGCCCTGCGCGAGTGGGGCGTAAAATTCCGCAACACCGCGTAATAGTCGGCTGTTTTTCACAACCAAATGGTGTTAGCACTCCGAAAAGATGTTAACCACACCCGGACGAATTATGAGGCCCCATCAAAATCCGAAACAGCCATCAACACCCAAATGGGCGTTCGACAAGACCCTCAACATCCCCACTTTGCTGACGATCGGGGCGATGGTCGCTGGGGTCACGACGTTCGGCGTCAATGCCTTCAGCGCACGGGATCAGCGCAGCAGCGATCAGGACCGGCGCATCGACGCCGTGGAACGCAAAGCCGACAGCGCCACCGACAACATCAAACGTGTCGAGGCGCTTCAGGCCATGCAGGCACAGACCCAGGATGTCCAGCTTCAAGCCCTGCGCAATGAATTCCGCAGCGACCTCAAGGACATTAGCGGCAAGCTCGACACGCTGCTGATGAATCAAGCCACCAACCGACCCGAAACCCGAGGATGGACGAAATGAACAGCCAGTTTCCCCCGCGCCGTAGCCCCACGCATCAGCCGCCGCCCGGCACCCTGGCCGCCAAGCAGCCTCGCGGCATTCGCAACAACAACCCCGGCAACATCGAATGGGGTGATCCCTGGCAGGGCCTGGTGCCCCGCGATCAGGCGAACGACACCCGCTTCGCCGTGTTCAAAGCCCCCGCGTGGGGCATTCGTGCGCTGGCCCGCGTGCTGATCACCTACTTCGACAAGCACAAGATCGTCAGCGTGCGCGGTGCAATCACCCGCTGGGCGCCGCCCGTCGAGAACGACACCGAGGCGTACATTCGCACCGTGGCGAAGGCCGTGGGCGTCGGCGCCAACGAGCCGATCAACGTCCACAAGTACGACATCCTGCGGCCGATGGTCGAAGCGATCATCCGGCACGAGAACGGCGCCGGCCCGCTGAAGACCGCGAATAGCTGGTACGCGGCCGACGTGATCGACGAGGGCCTTCGCCTGGCTGGCGTGGTCAAGCCGGTCAAGGCCGCGATCATGACCCCGCAGGGGGCCGCCGCAGCAACCGCCGCGACTGCGGCCGGGACCGCCGCCGTGGTCGAGATTGCCCAGCAGATCACGCCGATCGTGCAGCAGGTCCAGACCGTCTCGACGGCCAGCCAGGGGCTTCCGACGTGGCTGCGCGTCACGATGATCGTGCTGACCCTGGCGGCGGCCGGCGCAGCCGCGTGGGCGTTCTGGTCGAAGCGTCGCGAACTGAAGGCGGTCCAGCCGTGATCACCGGCTTCCTGACCCCGCTGATCGCCCGGCTGAAAGGCTGGGCGGTTGGCGCCCTCGCCGTCCTGGCGGCGGTTGGTACGGCATTTGTCATCGGCCGCAGCAAGGGCCATCGGGCGGCCGAGGACGCCGCGAAAGCCGACAAGGCGAAGTCGGACATAGCCGCCCTGGGCGAAGCCCTGGACGCGGCCAAGGAGCGACATGATGTTGAAATCGAAATTGCTCGTCAGCCTGCCGGTTCTTCTGCTGACCGGCTGCGTGACGGCTGGTCCCGAGACTAAGCTGATCGACACCGCGTGCCGGTGGACGAAGCCGATCTACGTCAGCAAGGGCGACATCCTTTCGGACGGCACGGCCGTTCAGATCGAGGCCCATAACGAGGCCGGCAAGAAGCGCTGCGGATGGAAACGTTCTGGTAAACTTTGAACCGTTGCACCCCCATCCCTTTCCTTTTGGAGACTTTCATGAAGAAGCTCTTTTCGTCCCTGGCCCTGGCAGCTATCGGCCTGTTCGCCGCCGTGGGCGCCGCCTCGGCGCAAAACATCCTGACCGTCACGGTCAAGAACAGCCTGGCCGTGGACGTGAATCTGTCCTCGACCGGCTGTACCGGCGTCTACAGCCCCGCCCTGGCGCCGCTGGCCGCTGGTCAAACTGCGGTCTACACCGCCACGCAGACGCTGCCCCTCAGCAATAGCTGCCAGTTGACGGCCAAGCGCGTTGACAACAGCCGCGATTGCAAGTGGAACATGTCGCGGATGAAAAGCTCGACGACCGGCCCCTGGAACCACCCCCAGGTGGTCACGACCACGGGATCGGGTCTGCGCTGCCCCCACACTTTCACGTCGGTACAGACGAACGGCGATTGGGCGGTGACGCTGGAAATCGCACCGTTCTAGGGTTCGTTAACCCTTCGTTAACCAAACCGGCTAGACCTTCAAACTGCGGCGTGATTCGTCGCAGTTTTCTTTTGGGGGACGCCGATGCTCATTACCTTCTCATCCGTGCGCAGCGCCTTCGCCGCACCCGCGATCCGACCATTGGCCCCAGCGCCCATCAGCCAGGTCGAAGCCCGCACCGAGGCCCTGGCGCCCGACACCACCCCCACGAAAGACTTCGCCACGGTCGCCACGGACGCCCGCAGCACGCTCGACGCCTTCTTCGCCAAGCAGGGCAAACCTGCGTCGATCTACACGCCGGGCAAACAGTGGGACGACGTGCTGGGCACGCTGGATCGGCGTTCACTCTACGCCATCGCCAGCAACGAGGGTGGCCGGTTCTCCGAGCTTGAACAGGGTCATGCCCGCAACGCCATGGGGCAGCAGTTGGTCGCGGCGATCGGGCTGACGGACGGGACCTACTCGACTGATCCAGCGGCGGGCTTCAGGGCCGGCATCGCGTTCCTGGACGGCGTGAGCGAGGAAGAACAGGGCAGCAAGCTATGGGCGACGGAGCGGGCGGCCACGCAGTGGAGCTACGAAATGACCATGCGTCGGGACGGCCGCGAGCCGGAAGATGTCGAAAGCGATAACCCGCTGGTCAGGATGATCCTGGAAGCGATGGAGGAATGGGCGGCCCTGCGCGACCGGACGGAGCGGTTCGAAGACTCGCCGCAATATCAGCGGGCCATCGCCCTATACGCCTGAAAACGGGCGACTCAGAAGTGACTTCATGGAGCCGGCGCCAGCCGGCTTTTTCATTGGCGCGAAAAGCGGTGCGACAATCTGCCGTACCAATCTGTACCAAAGCACCCGAAAAACATAAGGAAATCAAGGGGTTCTGGTGCCGCTTGCGGGACTTTTTAACAACAGGCGGTTGTTGGGTTGCGTTGAAATCATTAGCTTTTTTCTGACGGAAATTCGCGAAGTTTCATTTGTTCTGACACCCCACTGTACCAAGAATGTACCAAGCCTGATAGGAATGCCCTGCACAACAGGGAGCCGATCATGGCAACATTTCAGAAGCGAGGGACCTCTTGGCGGGCGCTGATCCGGCGCAAGGGGGCGAAGGCAATTACGGGCACTTTCGACACGAAGGCCGAGGCCGAGAAGTGGGCGCTGAAGATCGAGGCGGGCATCCTCGACGGGGGTACGCCCGAGGAAGCTGTCGAGGCCGTCAAGTCGGAAGGGGTGTCGGCGGCCGATCTGTTTTCGCGCTATGCCGAGACAGTCTCGATCGACAAGAAGGGCGCACGTTGGGAGCAGATCAGGCTCAAGATGCTCGCCCGCCGCTGGGAGCTATTCCAGAAGCCCGTGCTGGAACTCACCGGGCCGGACATGGCCGACTGGCGCGATGAGCGTCTGAAGGAAGTCAAGGCGTCGTCGGTGAACCGCGAACTCAATCTCATGTCAGGGGTCTTCACGCGGGCGATCAAGGAATGGCGCATCGGTATGGCCGTCAACCCGATCAGCCTGATCAGCCGGCCGAAGAACCCGCCGTCGCGCACGCAGCGCGTGTCGATGGATGAGCGCTTGAAGATCATCACGAAGCTCGGCTGGGACGGGAAGTCGCTTCCGCAGGACTCGCGCCAGTGGGCGGCCTTCGCGATGTACCTTGCCCTGGAAACCGCAATGCGGAAGGGTGAAATCCTGTCATTGCGCTGGCGAGACATCAGCTTCGACGACTACCACGCCCACCTGGGCGATACGAAGAATGGCGACGAGCGCTTCGTGCCCCTGTCGAACGCGGCGATCAAGCTGCTGACGATCGTGAAGGATCGCTCGCCGGACATGCCCGTGGTGCCCTTGCAGTCGGGCTACCTAGATAGGTTGGTGCGCGATGCGCGGAAGGAAGCGAACCTGTCTCACGTCAAGTTCCACGACACGCGGCGCGAGGCGGCGACCACGATGGCGCCGAAGCTGACAAACGTTCTGGAACTGGCGGCCATCACCGGGCACCGCTCGCTGAAGACGCTGATGGTCTACTACAAGCCCACGGCCCGGTCGCTGGCCGACAAGCTGAATTCAGAACCCGTTCCTGCGCGGTCTGCCGGCTCTGCGCGTGGCTGACGATCCGCCGCCTGTCCGTGCCCACTCCAAAACGGCTGACGGTAGCCAGCGGGGGCGGGACAGGCCCTCTACACGGGGCGGGAGCTTGGTCGGCTCCTGGGACACGAGGCGGGCAACCGTCGTCTCGCTGTAGCCCAGGAATTTCGACAGTTCGCGTGCCGTCCAAAGCTGATCGTCGTTCATAAAAAAGACCCTTTGCTGATTGGCCCCGATTCGGGCTTATGGCAAAGGGTCTAACAACTAACTGTTGTCAGGACAACCGATCGTTAAAGGTCGGACGCGGGGTCCGCCTCCTGCTTGAAGACCGTGACGCCGACGCGATCCAGCAGCGTAGCCGCGAAGGTCACGAGCTTGTCATCGACTTCGGTCCCCACGGCGAAACCTGCCGCCTCGGCGTCAGCCAGCACATCCTTCGCGTCGAGTTCCTTCGGGAAGGCCGTTTTCCGGGCCGTGGCGGGCTTTTTGGGCTTGGACAGGTGCTTGGGGCTGGCCTTGGGCTTTCCGGCCGCCTGGGCCGTTTCTACGGCTTCCTTGAGGGTTTCCGCCGCCTTGGCCCCGTTGGCCTTGAGTTCGTCGATCGCCATGGACGAACTCACCTTGCCGGCGATCACCAGGTCGCGCACGGCCTTGGGGGCGCCGATCAGGGTCAGCAGGTCGTCCACGTAGCGCTTGCCGGTCTTGAAGTTCAGGCGCTTGGCGATCGTGGCTTCGTCCAGGCCCATGCCCAGCAGCCGCTTGACCACGACGGCCGTCTCATAGGGCGTGAGCGGGCGGCCGTTGTTGGACGTGACCAGGGCGACCGTCAGGTCTTCGATCGACGTGCCGTTGGGCTTGATGACGATGGGCAGGTTTTCCAGGCTGTAGCCTTCGTCGATGGCACGGCCCGCCGCCTCGTGGCGCGTGTGGCCGTCCGTCAGGTAGATGACCTGCTGGCCGTCTTCCAGGGCCACGTAGCCGGTGAGCGGCTTGTCCTGGTAGAAGCCGTTCTCTTTGATCGACTCCTTGGTCGCCTCGATATGGGCTTCGTACTCGGGCGTGCGGATGCGGGTGTTGAAGCCAGGGATGACCTTGATCTGGCCGTAGGGGACCATCCAAAGGGCGTGCGGGTTCTTCGCGCCGGCTTCGGCCATTGCGGTCTTCAGGTTGCCACGGGTCAGTTCGGCGCCGAACTCGGTGGACGGGATTTCAGGTTTTGCCATGATGGGTTCCTAGTGGTGCGAAATGGTCATTCCATGCCGGGGATACCGGCGTGCGGGCGCGTGGGATCGGCGGGCTTCGGCTTCACGTAGGCCGGCCGGAAGGCCCGCGTGGTGTAGATCGACAGGGGCTTGATCGTGTCGGGCGGCACAACCAGGTCGCAGAGCGAAATGAATTCGGCCCAGCGCAACTCGGGCAGATCGTGCAGGCGGGCTGCGCCGAACCACTTGAGCAGGCGCTTTGCTGCGTCCGTGCCAAGATCGTTTTTGACGCGCAGGGCGGCGTCAGTGACCTTTTGAAATCTCGGGTCAGAACAGCGCTGCGTTTGTTCGGTGGACTTCCGCAGAGTGTCGATGGCCTGGGTGGCGTCCGTGGCATCGACGTTCACTTTGACGGTAATCTCGCTGGGCTTGGGCGCATCGTCGAAGGGATCGGCGGCACCCTTCTCTGCGGCCTGCTTGCGCAGGAAGATGATCATGCCGGCGATGTAGTTGATGGCGCCCAGCAGTTCGCGCTCCTGGCGTTCCAGCGTCGGCAGCTTCACGCCCTCGGTGATCTTCTTGCAAGCTTGGTAGGTCATGCCGTCCACGCTGCCGATCAACTCGCTGACGGTCTGCATACGCTGGCGTTCGAACGGCACGTCGCCGCCCAGGTTGTGGCGCTCGGCGCCCTTGCCGCCCTGGGCCTGATCCAACGCCTCGACGAGTACGCGGTGCAGGCCGGCGTAGCCCTTGCTCACCTTGACCATGAACTGGCTTTCGTTGGACCCGATGACGCCGCCGATGGCATACGTACCCGTGGCGGGGACGCTGAAGATGCCGCTGATAAGCTCCTTCAGCCAGCCGTCCACCGGGTCCTCTGCACGCTGGCTGGCGGCTTCGCGCTCGGCGCGGGTGCGGAAGCCCAGCACCGACATCATGTCCGCCAAGCGCTCGGCGGTGACGCCATAGATTTCAGCGTCGTCGTCGATAATGGTGAAGCCGTATTGCATCGCCATTTCCTGGGCGAATCCGCCACGCTCGGCGTCGGCGCCATTCCAGGACGCCGCGATGCAGTCGAGCACTGCGCCGTCAAGGTTGTAGACGCGGCCGGCTTCCTCGATCTTGGTGAGGGTCTTCCGCAGTTTCTTCGACGGCGGGCTGTTCGTGAGTGCGGACTTCACCACCTTGTGGACTTCAGCCTTGACCGCCTTGAACTCGGCCAGGTCGTAGAAGTTCTCTCCGATCTTCAGGCCGGCCGCAGCCTGCCCGTATTTGAACAGCAAGTCGTCGATGTTGATGGTGTGCATGTCATTTCCGTGAAGTGGGTTCGGGGCCGAGCAATAGCCCCGAATGGTTGTTAAAACAACTGGATGTTGTGGGATGGCCTAGATCAAAGTCCTTCGGCGTCGTCGAACTTCAGGCCGCCGAGGGCGTAGATCAGGTCGGTGACAAGGCGGCGAGACTCACGACCGAACAGTGTCAGGTCGCTATTGAAGCGATCCAGGGCGTCTTCGTCTGTCTCGTTGACGTTCTCATTGAGCACGTCGAGCGGTTTGATCGACTTCAGGTCAAGGCCCTCGGTCAGCACGAACGACACGCGGTCGGCCCAGGTCATCGCAAGACGGGTGCATTGCTTGCCCGACTGGATGTGCCGGCGCACGTCGTCCGCGTCGATTGAGTGCTTGATGTAGCGGATGGCCGCCTTGGTCACGCCGGACGAACGCAGTTCGGCGTCCTGGTCGATCGTGAAGTTGGCCGGCGCCTCGTCTTCGGCAAGCCACTCGGTCATGGCCGACGCGGGCGATTGGGCCACGTACAGAGTTTCGACGGGGAACGGATCAAGGCACCGCGCCAGCGCGTTGATGAAGGCGTCGGCCGTCGTCCGGCTGGACGTGTCGATCAGCAGCATACGCCGGCCGTGGTCGATCAGCGCCCGCGTGTCGCGGAACACCGAAGGGGCCTTCGCCAGCAGTTCGTCGCGCACGATTTCGGTGACTTCCTTGGTCATCTTGCGGCCGGGCTTGTAGCCCTGCTGCTGTTCCAGGACCTTCAGACGCTTGGCGGCTTCGCGCTTGACGACGGACGACGGCAGAACCTTCTTCTCGACGCGCAGCGTCAGCAGCACGAACTCGTCAACAGAGTGGATCAGGTCGTCGGTGAAGCTGGACGGCGGCACGAAGCCGATGCCGGTGGCGCCGCCAGTCCCTTCCTGGAAGCGGCGGACTTCCAGCTTCTGCGACAGGCCGTCCAGGGCGTCGTCGGTGTTCAACTGCCGGCAGAACTGCCCTTGCAGGGTGAACAGGATGGCGTTGCGGAAGAATGCGGCTTTCATTCCGGTGCTCCTTTGCCCTTGTAGTCGGGCGACGTGATTTCGGTGATGCGAGGGATGTTATCGGCCATGTCGGCCAGGTCGGTAATGGGTGCGCAGACGATCCAGGCGTGAACTTCGGCCAGGACCGACTTCAGGCGCTCGGCTTCGGCCCCGTCCGCCACCAGAGCCTCGTATTGAGCAAGGGTGAGTTGGATCACGATCACTCCCGGTTGATCAGGATGAACGGGGCGAGTTCCGGCGCACGCCAGCCCTCGGGCTTCATGATCTTGCCGGTGTCGGGATGCCGTTGCAGCTTGCCGTCAACAACCTTGTCCATGTTGGACCGGCAGACCTCGGCGCGGGCGCCGTCGCCATCGGCACCCTGGGCGAGAATGCTACCTTCGCTGACGACCTGGATGTCCACGTCGGCGTCGAGCAGTTCCACCGGATCGGCCGAGGCGCAGCAGTGTTCGAACTCGTTGTGCTTGAGGCGTTCGCCCAGCGTGTCCAGGTCGCCAATCAGTTGCTCGACGAACTGTTGGCCGGGGAAGTCGAATGCGGGCTGGCCGTTGTGATAGAAAATGGCCCGCAGCTTTTCGGCCAGTTCTTCGCACTGCATTCCGGTGTAGAAGCCGATCATCTTGGCGTCGAAGCTGCCGTTGATGGCGCCGGCCAGGTGGTTGAAGGTGGCTATCGAGCCGAAGAATTCGAATTTGGATTGTTCCAAGTCCTTTCCTTTGTGCGCCGTAGCGCGTTACTGTTTAAGGGTGTCAAAAAGCGTTAGCCTTCGAACTCGGCGGCCGTGTTGTGCAGCTTGATTCGAATGGACTCGATTTCCTGGCGACGCTCGGCCCAGCGGTCGGGGTCGTACAGGTTCTCGATTTCGGTGCTCACCATGTCGTTCAGATACTGCGGCTTGAGTGCGTCGAGTTCCCAGCTTTCGACGCCGAATCGGCGTTGGTAGACCTTGAACCGGGCGTCGGTCGTCTTCGCCGGGTTGGGCGGCGGATTGAACCGACGAATCTGATCCATGTTCAGCGCAATGCGCTTGACCTCGGGATATTCGTCTTCGTCGATGGTGTTGGCGCAGAACAGTTCCACGCGCTCGCGCAGATCGCGGGTCATGTCCAGGCCGCTCGGGTCATGGTCGCCTAGGTGCAAGATCGTGACCTGCTGGCCGCTGTTGATGGCCGACAGCACGTCGTCTTCCACGAACTCGCGCAGGACGGTCCCGCTGGGGTAGCCGCGAGCCGCGAGCAACGGCACATCGAACTTGCGACAGGTGTGTTCCAGCACGCCAACCAAGGCTTCCTTCTCGATCACGACGAAGACACGGTTCGGCTGGTTGACCCACATATCCATGTGGAACCATTCTGCGCTGGACTGAAGGATGTGGCGGCCGGAAGTCCAGGCTGAGTTGCGGATGAACTCGCGGGTGCGATCTTCCATGGCATCCCAATCAATCAGGCCGGCCAGCTTGCCGTCGTTGATGACGGACGCCACGCGCTTGTAACTGTTCAGGTTGTTCGGAACGATGTCGCCAGCCACCAACTGGTAGTAGACCTGGCGGACGGTCATCGTGTAGCCCTGGGCTTCGTATTCGTCGATGATGCCGTTGATGCGCTCGATGAGGATCAGGGCATCATCACGAAACGACTTCGGGATGTAGCATTCTTTCAAGTCCTTTCCTTTTGCGCCGTAGCGCGTGATTACCGGATGTCGATGTCGGGGATGATGACCGAGGGCTTGAACACCACGCGATAGTGGTAGACGCTGGCCTTGGCCGGTTCCAATTGTTCGATGAAGTAGGTCACGTTATCGGACAGACCCAGGAAGTGCTTCTTGTAGCTGCCGGGGCCGACCTTGCAGGTGATGGACACCTTCGACGATGTGTTGTTGTTACCCGAGCTACACAGCCCTTCGATGGTCAGCATGTAGTCGCCGGTAATTCCGTTGTAGAACACGACGCGGCGGTTGATTTCGAAGTTGTCGGCGGCCTTGGAAATGTTGTGCGACGCCACGTCAGCGTCATTGCAAGCCGTCAGCGCCGACAAGCAAGCTGCCGCGAGGGCGATTTTCAGAACGGTCTTCACTCCTTTCTCCTATGCGCCGTAGCGCGTAACTGTTTAACGGTGTCGAGATTATCGGTGCTACTGTTGAACCGTGTCGAGCACTATTTTGTAACAGCCTGTTTGTGCTTGACGTGCGCCACCTGGTTCCGGCTGATGCCGACCTTCTTGGCGATTTCGCCCTGCGTGTGAATCCCTGCGTCGAGCAGCGCCACGACCTGGCTGTACTTGTCGGCAGGCAAACCCGGCCGGCCGCTGCGGCGGGCCTTGATCGGTGCCCCCATGTGGCGAGCCATCCAGGACATCGAGCTTTCCGGCAGGATGCCGCCGTCGTGCTCGCATTCCCGCGCAGTCTTCACCACGCCCCGCTGCATCGTCTCGGCAACCATATCGGCCGCCTTGCGGGTGGGGAACGCGAAAGCCTTGTCGAGCTTGTTCGTCCAGGCGTGGCGGACGGTGTGCCTGGGCGGGGTGGTGTTCAGCATGACGGCGGTCGAGTTCTTCAGGAACACAAAGCCGCCGTTGGTCGCCTTGCGGATAACGTACTTCGTTGTCACGTCACAGCCCCGCCGCAGGATCGTCGTCATCGTCAGCCGGGGCCGGCGTGCTGATGCGCTCGGTCGAGACGATTGGGTGGATCATGTCGGTCCAGCCATGCGTCTCGCGTTGCTCAAGCGGGGCGATGATGACGAACGTGTCGTTGCGCCACGGGAATTGCAGCAGGACCGGCGAGTTTATCGAACCGCTATGCAGCAGCCGGACAGCGCGGCAGTTCGCCATGCTGTCGTCGTGCAGCCGAGCGATGATCGACAGATAGGCGGCGTTCAGAACGCCCGGATAGCCTTCGCTCATCGCCTCGATTTCATCCCTGGCCGGGACGGCGCTGCGCCAGTTCGGATAAACGGTCACGCCCGGCTCGTCGGTCGGCGCACCGTTCAGTCGGACGGGGTGGAAGTTCGCCTCGGGCAACCGCGTCACCTTCGTCTTCGGGAGCACGCGCCGCTCGATAGTCATGGCGCCGGGCTTGCCGACGAGCCAGCGTTCGTTGATGTCCGCGCCAGTCAGGTCCACGGCGGTCGGCTTGTCGATGCCGCAGATCAGGTAGGGACGATCCACACGGCCCTTGCGATCCCACTGGATGCACATGGCGGCGCCGTCAGTCGAGACGATCTGCACGCCCTGGCCGCTGGCGTGCGGCTCGACGTAGATGCCGTTGATCGACGTGCCGTGCTTCAGGTTGTCGATGTCAAAGACGCCCGTGGCCGTGCCGGCGAAGGCGCGGGCGATGCGGATGAACTCGCCCCGGATTTCGATGTTGCTCATCATTGCACCCCCAGGTATTCGCGCCAGGGGACCTTGTGGCCGTCAACCTTGAAACCCCAGGTGCCGCCGTAGCGGAACGTGATGAACAGGGTCAGCGTCTGTTGGCGACGGCTGGCGCTGACGGCCTTGATGCGGTGGAACTCCCCGAACTTCAACGACGTGGTGCTGCCGGCCGCGAGATAGCTGCAAAGCGGCTTCGGATCGTGACCGGGATAGGGATCGACCTCGGGGTACAGGTCTTCCCGTTCTTCGATGTACCAGCCGCGCAGCACGAGCGTCTGAGCGTCCCAGGGATGGTCGTGCATGTGCTCGTCGTCGTCGGCCCGCAGGATTTCATGGAAGCGGATCGACGGCAGCAGGCGCATGAACCAGTTGCGCTTCAGCGGCTGGCCGTCTGCCGATTCATAGGCGTTGAACAGCCACCAGCGCCGCATGTACTCGGCCTTGCCGTCGCGGGTCATGAGGGTGGAATAGGGCGTGCGCTGGGCACGTTCCAGCAGGCGTTGGGTCAGGCCCTGGTGCTTCGCCAGGAAGCGGGCGACCATGCGATAGATGAATTGCATGTCAGTCCTTGGTAATGGAATCAACAACAAGTCCGGCGCTGTCGAACGGCACGAGACGAACCAGATAGAGAAGGCGCCCGCAGGCCGGGCAGTGGGCATGACCAATGACGACGATCCCAGGGCCGGGCGACCAGTCGTCTTCATACAGTTCCCACGTCTTCGGCTGAACGTCGCCGCATTCAGAGCAGGGCTGTACACTCACGACGCTTCCTTTGCAGCGGCGGTGATCGGCCAGGTGGCGTACTCGCCCTGGGGCAGTTCGTCGGTCACGTCACGGTCGGCCCATTTCAGGAAATCGGCCTTGGTGATCTTCGGGTAACGGCGACCGAAGGGGACGGTGGGGCCGTCGTACTGAACCGTGTCGGCGCCCACCCACATGACGGTGCGATCATTGACCAGGCCGCTAGAGTTGGCCGGGCGCTTGGCGCGATAGGTGCGACCCGCCTTGATTTCCAGGTCGGTGCTCATGCCTCACCCCCGTCCAGGTAGGCGCGGCGATACCAGCCGATGAACTCGTCCACGGTGCCGTGCGTGGTCTTCTTGGCGCCCGCAACCTTCCAGCGATTTCGGCGGGTGTAGAAGCGCACGTTGGGACGGCCGGACTGGCGGAAGATGGCTTCCTCGTCGTTCTCGGCCAGGGCGTACTTCAGGCCCGAGGCTTCCAGGCGGCGCAGGTTAGTTTCCTTGGTGTATTCACCTTGGGCAACGCCGTCGCGCTGCGCCCGCTTGCCCGCACGGGGGAAGTAGTCGATGTCGTCTTTATCCATGATGTCGGGTGAAAGTAGTTGGGGTAGTCGAATTGTCGTTGACACGGTTTAAAGGTGTCAAGGACTTTCTGAATTGATCTAGGGTGGTACGGCCTTTTCAAAAAGGCAAAACCGTTCAAACGATTTCGACCGAGTGGCCTTTGCCCTGGGACGGGTCGAGCTTGCTGACCGTGATCTTCTTCTGGCGGACTTCCAGGACGTGTTCTTCAAGGATGGTGCCGGACGTTTTGCCCAGGCTGATCAGGGCGACGGCGATGCCGTGCTCGACGCCACGGTTGAACGCCTTCTGCTGGATATCGACGACGGTGCTGGCGAGGCGGGCTTTCTTGCCGTGGTTGGACTGCTTGGTGCTCATTCCTTTCTCCGGTTAGGACATGCGGGTGATCGCGACGACGACGAGGATGTCGAGCGACCGGGTGGTGATTTCACCGCCTTCAACGGTGTAGGTGGCGCCAGTGCGATCCTTGGCACGCTTGACGGCGGCGGCGACGGTGTTGCGCAGCCGGGTCCGCGTGTCCTGGATCACCTGTTTGGTCGCCTCGTCGCCGTCAAGGCGTTCGGTCAGGCTGACGGACTTACCCGAGTCCAGGTCCGCGATCTGCTGGACGAGGGACGGGCTGGGCGTGCTGTCGCCCGTTTCGGGGGCGGTCTTCTTGGGGGCCATGGATGTTCTCGATTGGGTGGTTGGTCGGGTTGATACTGCCGAATAGTAGCCGACAACTTTAGAGGGTGTCAAATTGTGGCGATCCGAGGGCGAGCGCTGGCCGAGGGGCAGCACGTCAGCCGGTGGGCGCGCCGAAGGGCAACAGGTCAGCCGGCGCGGTTGCCGAAGGGCACGCGGCCTGGTGCTCGGGCGGCGATCGACGCCACGTCAGCCGGCGAGGCCGCCGAAGGGCGCGGCCGGGGTCAGCCGGGCGGCCGGCCGAAGGGCACCAGGTCAGCCGGGTAACGTTCTGAAGGGCGTCAGCCGGTTGACATGCTGAAGGGCACGAGGGGCCGGCAGGTAACGACGGCCGCGCCGAAGGGCAGGTAACGACGGCCCGGCCGAAGGGCAGGTCACGAGGGCGGCGCCAGGGGGCGGAAAACGGGGACGGATCAGGAAACGGGGACGGATCAGGAAACGGGGACGGATCAAGCGGCGGCCGGGGGCGGCCTGGATGCGGGCTTGTCCCTATGTGCTGGTTTTCAGGGGCAGGGGTTGACACTGTTAAAAAGTGTCGTCAGAATTCGGGTTATCGCTGCAAACGTGGATTGACCGCGACGGCGCAAACAACCAAAAGCAGTTTTGACAACCCGGAGTAATGAGAAATGACGAACCGCCTTACCATCGCTGAAGCCTTCGCCGCCTGGAAATCCGACATCATGCCGGGCGTGATTGACCAGTACGGCGCGGACGACGTGCCCGCCCTGTCCGAAAGCTGGAACGACTACACGGACGGCCTTTGCAAAGATGGGCAGTTGTCGGACCTGCAATATCACCACTGCCCCGCGTGGGATGATGAAATGCCGGACGACGACGGCGACGGCGCATACATCCTGGAACAGATGGGGGTTACGTTCGCTGCGCTGCGCATCAATGAACGCCCGGACGGCAATATGTCGGACATGCCCGCCGGTTCCACACATTGGCGCATCCTGATCAAGCGCAGCGGTAAAGACATGACCGTTTTTTACAGCATGGGTCCCGCGCACTCGGGCACGCCTGACGATTGCGACGTGTTTAATTCTCTGCTGATGGACACGTCCGATATTGAGGGCGAAGCGTTCGAGGATTGGGCGGAAAATCTCGGGTTTGACCCGGACAGCCGCAAGGCCGAACGTTGCTTTAAGGCGTGCCAAGAAACGCTTTTGAACCTTCGCACCCTGTTCACCAATCGCGAATTGGACGACTTGCGCGAACTGTTCGCGGACTACTGATTTTCGCGGCCCTATTCACAACTTACCGGAGTTAAAACAACCATGGCTTACCGCAATTTCTACAGCGACGGCGACACGTTCGAACGCAACGGGCGCACGTTCCGGGTGAAGATTGAACACGACGACGACGGGGCGGCCCCGTGGGAACGGGCGGACGGACACGGCCCGGTTTCGGACTGGACCAGCCGCGACAAAGCGCCGGGCGAATGGGTGCTTTCCAGCGACCGAAACAGCAAGCGCTATTACGACGCGCAAGACGCGGCACGGCTGGCCCGTGTTGACGGCTGGGGCCTGGACGACGAAGCCCGCGCCGAACTGGCCGCCAAGCTTGGCCGCGAGCCGAAGCCGGGCGAAGTCCGCGCCGAAGCCGTGCGCCGTGATTTTGAATTCTTGCGCCGCTGGTGCGCGGACCAATGGCATTACGTCGGCGTCACTGTCTCGCACGTTCAAAGCGGCAACGATGAAAGCTTGTGGGGGATCGAAAGCGACGCGGACGCGTACATCATGGAAACCGCGCACGAACTCGCGGACCAGATAGCGGCGAACCTGCCGCCCGTGCCGGATGGCTGGGATTGCAACGAATTCAAGATTGCCGCCCACTACCTGCCCGCGCTGATCAACGGCGATTACAGCGGCATGACAACGCAAGAATGCGCAGAGTTTGCCGCCTGGATTCGCGGCGCTTTGCATGGCTTGCCGTCCGGCCATTGGGCCACGGAATCCGACGACAACGGCGACGACTTCGGAACGTGCGCGGTGTCCGGCCTGAAGGCTGGCCGCTCGCTGGTCCGCTATGTCTACATGATCCAGCCTGAACAGGTGGCGGCATGAGCACCTATCAGCAAAGCGAAGCTTTCCGCGTATGCGAGCACTGCCGCCGCGCCCGGAGCTATCACAAATGGAACGGGGCCACGCTGGCGTGCCCGAAGCCGAAGCCGCTAACCGGATACCGCTTTTATGCGGAATTGCCGGACGGCCGCGCCAGCAAATCGGGCACGAAGAAACACGCCCCGTTTACGGTCGCGACGTTGCGCGACGTGGCCGCCCGTGGCCTGCATAACAACGTTTGCGCCGTCCCCCTGGACGAAGCCGGGCGGCCGTTGTGGCAAGGTTCCACACTGAACGCGGATGCGTTTGTGTCCGTGCGCGGCACGTCTAACGGCCCGGTTTGCGGCGGGTCCGTAAGCCGCGATTATCTGCGCACCCGCTGCGTGCGCGTCCCGCAAGCGCTGGCCCGCCAGCTTCACCCCGCAATGTTTTCTCACCTGGACGCCTGAACCATGAAAACCAAAGAATTCGCCTTTGATGTCGTTATGTCCGGTGCGCTGCGTGTCCGCGCTCGCGACGTGGCCGAAGCCCGCCGCATGATTTGCGCGGCCCTGGATAGCGCAAGCGCCAATCTTGGCGCATGGCCGGACGGCTCGCCCATCCTGGCCGAAGTCAGCACCAGCGCGGCCGATATCGCCCCGCCCTATGAGATTGACGGCGAACCCGTGGAGCACCTGACCCCCGAGCAAATCGAAACCGCCGCCCGTCATTTCATCATTGCGGCCATTTGGGCGGACTGCCCCGAAGGTACGCACCCCCGCGCCACGGCCGCCGCTAACGAATGGGCGCGGGGCTTTGTGGAACGCTTCGCCGCTGCATACCCGGCCGAAGTGGCCGCCGCCCTGGAATGCGACGGGTACGGCTCGCACCCGGACGCCGGAAGCCCTGAAGCCGCTTTCGGGCATGACTTGTATTTGACGGCGGCCGGGCATGGCGTCGGTTTCAGCGACCGCGACGAACTCGGGGACATTGGGCGCGAGCTGGGCGACAAGATGCGCAACGATTGGCGGCGCTGGCACGTCGAAACGCAGTTTTACCGGGGCTGGCTGTATCTGAACGGTTCAGGCGTGGCGCAAGCGAACGCGACAATTTCCACCCCGGCCGAAAGTCACGGTTAACCAGTGCCGCGCATGGGCCGCCCGCGTTAACGCCGCATAAGGTTATGCCCGGCGACCGTGGCGCGATAGCTCAACAGGGAAACTAGATCATGTCTCGCATTCTGCCCGCGCTCATCCTGGCCGCCACACTCCCCGCCGCTGCGCACGCGCAAAGCCTGGAAACGCTCGCCGCTCATCTGATCCGTGATGCGGGTTATTGGTGCGCGGCGGTTTCTGACGTTATCCCGGACCAGTGGAACAGCACCCCTAACAAACGTGTCGTGATTGTCGCTTGCGACGACGGGCGGGAATATGCCCGGTATGAAATCACGATGAACAGAAGCGGCACGGCCGCGACAGTGAAGGAATTATGACCGATCGAACGCCCCCCGGCCTGACCGAGAAACAGCGGCGCGAAGTGGCCGCCCTGAACCTGCAAGCCTGGACCGTGCGCGGCGTGCAATTGGCCGTCGTCCTGCTAGGCGCGGGGCTGGCCGTATTCGACGGGCGCGGCTGGCCCGCGTTCGTGATTGGGTGCGCCCTGGCCGTATGGATGCAAACGCAGTTGCCCGCCTTGCCCGCATGGGCCGAAAAGTTGCGCCCGGACGACAAATAGCCGGGCTAGGGTTCGCCCCTATGTTGACACTGCCTAACAGTGTCGTGCTATAGTCTCGTCATGGCGCTGCATATCGCGGCGCGTGACCGGAGACTAGCACCATGAATAACGCCCGCCGTAAGCAAATCGCATCCATCCGCGCCCGCCTGGAAGCGCTGCAAGCGCAAGCCGAAGAAATCAAATCGGACCTGGAAACGGTGCGCGACGAAGAACAGGACGCATTCGACAACATGCCCGAAAGCCTGCAAGACGGCGAACGCGGCGAGAAAGCGCAAGCGGCAATCGACGCCCTGGATGAAGCCGATTCCGGTTTTTGCGGCCTGAATGATGCGTTTGACGAGATTTACACGGCGCTGGAACAGGCCGCCGAATAAGCACGCCCGGACAAACAACTGTTTGGAGTGGAAACAACCATGGATACAGCCCTGATCATTGCCGCCGCTTTGCTGGTCGTCGTCGGCGTAGCCCTGGACGTGCGCGACCGCATCCGCGACCGCCGCCGCGATAGCGCCGCGCACCTTGCCCGAAGCCTGAAGCGCCGGGGGATGTAATGGAAACGCTCGCCGCCCTGCCGCTTGTCGGTTTCTGCATTTTCGCGTGGTTCGCCGCGCTCTACCTGGAGGATTGACCACCATGCAAACGCAACCCGTAACCCTGACCCTTGAACCGTCCGCGCAATTCTTGCGTGACGTGCTTTGTACGGCCGCAGAGGGCGGTTCTAACTATTGGGCGGCCTTCCGCACCCTGGAACGCCACGACGGCGAGCACGGCCCCGAGCGTCAGCGCGTGCGCGTGTTCGAAATGGGCGACGACGACGAAGCGCAAAGCCAGCACGATATCGGCTTGCCCGAACTGGCCGAAGGCGTGCGCCGTATGCTGGCGGGCGACATGACCGAAAAGGCGGACCACGCGAACCCGGCCGCGCAATACCGGGCGGCCCTGTTCGCCGCGCTCATCAGCGAACCGGGCGGGGACGCTGGGCAGATTGACGCGGATCTAGCGGACCTGATTTTGCAGGCCGCCGCGCTCGGGCGCATCGTCTACGGATAAGGGGGCCGCCATGATTGACCGCAACCATTCCCGCACGTCGTCCAACTGGACAGGGCGCACGCCCCGCACGATGTCCGAAGCATTCGGGACCGCTGGCCGGTTCTACACGCCCGCCCGCGTCCCGCGCTTCGTCGTCCCCTGGCGTTTCTTCGTGCGCCTCATCCCGGCCGCCGTGGTCGGAATCCTGGCCGGAATGCTGGCCGCCCGTTTCCTGTAGGGGGTTCGAAATGCCCGGACCGATTCGCAAACCTTCACCCCTGCCGCCGTTGTCGCGTGCTGTAGATTGTGCGCGCTGGCGTCCTGGCCATTTCATCGCCTACCATCCGCACCTGTTGCCGTATTCGCGCCTGGACGCAACCCAGCGGCACGCGGTAAACGGGGCGGACCTGTTCATATCGCGCCTGTTGACTGGCACGGAAAGCCGGGCGGCCATACGGGCCACGGTTGCGGGCTGGCGCATAACCCCGGCCATGCAAGCGAACATAAACGCAGCAATTCAGCGACTGCGCAGCACGGGCCAGCCCCCGCCCAACTGACCAGCACGCCCAGCACCAGCACCAGCCCGCCGCAATGGCGGGTTTTTTTATGCCCGCACGCCAGCCACGCCCCCGCACCCCCGGACGCCAGCCAATGGCCGGAACTCATCGCGACCAATGCGCGGACGTAGGGGGCGCACGCCCGATAGTGGAGAAACCCCGAAACGCGGGAACGGGCGCACGGTAGGCGGCCGAAACCGTTAGGCCGATTCCCTGAAGCGGCTTTGATCCGCTGGCCCGATTTGACTAGGCGACTTCCTGCAAGGCGGCCCCCTGGACGGGCGGCCCTGGTGGGGTGTCGCGCATACCCCACATACCGAATAGGCCGATAGGCCCTAGCCCCTGCATACCGAATAGCACGGGGGCGCACCCGCACGCCCTGACATACCGAATAGAGCGCATACCCCACATACCGAATAGGCGGGGCATGGGGCGCATAGCGCATAGCGCACATACACGCATACCGAATAGCACGCGAACGCGTCGCCCTGGCCGTCCTGGCTGGCCCTGCATACCGAATAACGGGGTAGCTAGTGAACGGGTCCCTTGCCGGCCTGGCGGAATCGGCGGGAGGGCGCAGAGCCCCGGTTTGGCATTTTCTGCCGATTTCTGCTGGGAGGACTCCTTATTCGGTATGGACCCGCAGGAAGTTACTTCGGCCGTGCGCGAACTCGGGTCATACCGAACTACCGAACCGAAACGCCGATCCCCCTTTATCTCTGGTAGGAAAAAAAAGGTTTTATGTTCTGCTGTTGTCTATACCCCCTCTTTATTCGGTATGACTTGGTATGAACTAGGTATAAATATTAAATAACCTATATAAATCAACACTCTAGACTCATACCGAATCCCATACCGAATGGCATACCGAATGCCCGTTTATACCGAATAGAGCACGCGTGCGCGTACCAAAGTGGCCGATTTCACCCCGCGACGCTGGTTGGCCCATCTGCGACGGGCGAAAAAATAGCGCTGATGTGGCGGTCAGCGCTATTCGGTATGGACTCGGTATGGGGCTACCGGGTCATTTGGTATGGCATTTATAGGTCACATTCCACCCAATTGCGCACGGCGTTCGTGTCAAGCACGCCGTCGTGCAGGAAGCGCTCGGGTTCCATCGACCAGTAGCGTCGCGGGCGACCGCTGACGAAGACCCGGCCGAGATAGGTGAAGCCCATGTCGGACAGCAGCTTGTTCATCTTGCGCGTCTGCGGAACTTCCATGTCATCCATGTTGTAGAGCGCTTCGTTCAGGTCGGTGGCGCTCAACAGTACCCGCGACAAGTCCATGCGCAGCGACGTGTTCAGGATTTCTTCGATCGCTTCTTGTTCTTCAGGCTTTGCCATCATGACCATGTATCCGTGGGCCGTGCTGTCCGGCGCCCGCCCGTGCGGGTCAAACTCGGGTCCGAATTCTCGGTCGAGCAGCCAGCCACGGACAGCGCCAGGCGATTCTTCGATCGCACGGTAGAGGTTGCGGTAGTAGTTCGGGTTTTCCGCCTTGAACGCCCGCAGCGCCACCTTCGTCTGGAACCGCGAGAACAGGATGAAGTAGCGTGAGTCGTTGTCGTTCAGCGGCAGGGCATCGCGGAAGTTGGTCGCCAGCAGGTAGGCCGTCTTGTTCGGGATCAGATACGAGTCCGTCCGCATTCGCCGGATCGGAATGATCTGGTTGGTGATCAGCGGCTTGATGCGGTTCAGCACGTCGTAGCGGTTGTGGCCGTGCAGCTTCACTTCTTCGATGAAGGCGAGTTGGTGGCCTTCAGCAAAGCCGTTGAACTCGGCTTCCAGCGACTTCGGATCGACGACGGTGATGTTGCTGCCGCCCAGCACCGCGCCCATCATCATGCCGAAGAACGTCTTCCCGTCCTGTTCCGTGCCCTGCATCATCACCGCCCAATTGGGACGGTTGCCGGGGTTCTGGACGACGTAGGCCAGCCAGTCCATGAACAGTTCGCGGTCGCGCTCGATGGTGAACAGGTGGGCGAAATGGGCCTTGACGATTTCCAGGTTCCGCCGATCCTTCTTCGACAGTTCCTCGGGCACTTCGGGGATGCTGGTCGTGCTGTACAGGTTGGCGTAGCGCACGCCGTCGATGGTGAATATCTCGTCCATTTCCGGCATGTAGCGCCGGCCGGACACGACCGTCACCTGGTTGATGTTCAGCGCGACGTGGGCGGGCAAACGCTCGGGATGCGCCCGGCCTTCCAGAACGTCCTTCTTCGTCAGCATGAACCGCGAGAAGGTCGAGTTGAACGCCTGCTGCGTCATGATCGACCGCGTGCGCGTGTTGTAGAAGCGGTCCTCGTCGCTCATGTAGACCCAATCGACGAGCCAGCGCGGGGTGTCCTTTAGCTCCGGGTTCTCGTAGCGCACCATGTCGCGGGCGATCTTCAGGCCCAGCGTCTGGTTCGTCAGCAGCTTGAAGCGATCACGCAGCAGGCCCACGATTTGCTCGCGGGTGGGCGCGTCGATTTCGGTGGTCTTCACCTTCTCGGCGGCGGCCTTCAGGTCCGTCAGGTTCTGCGCCTTGCTGAGTTCGCGATTCAGTTCGGCAACCGTTTCGGTGGCGACCTTTTCCGCGTGCTCGTTCGATAGCTTGATGATCAGGCGGGCCGTGATCGGCGCCCGGCCCTTGTTGTTGATCGACAGCTTGCCCTTGGCCCACTTGTCGTCGATTTCGTCGGGGTCGTACTCGTCGCCATAGGTAAGCTCGGACCACTCGTGCCAAAGCTCCTTGCCGCGCTCGCCACCGTCGAACTGGTGATAGAGCGCCATGCCGATCTGAAGCCAGCCGTCATAGTCGGCCTGGGCCGGCACCATCAGCAGCTTGGCGTGCAGTTCTTCGTCGCTGATGTCGGCCTGGCGCGAGTCTTCCAGGAACACGTCACGACCGCCCGAATAGGCAATCTCCCGGCCGGTGGACGGGAGCGACGACCGCTTCTTTTTGACTTCCCAGCCGCGCTCGTCGGCCTGGCGTTCGAACTCGTCAACGATGGCCTGGGCTTGCTCGACGGTGAGCGTCGGCAGATCGTCGTGATCCGTGACGTGCGGGCCGTCCTTGTACAGCCATTCGAAGGGCTTGTCGGTGTCGGGGTGGATGTGGAAGGCGACGAACTGCTGGCCGTCACCGAGGATTTCGACGGCGCTCTCGCGGCCCTCGTCGTCCAGGTAAATCTTCGACTTCAGCTTCGTGAAGGACTCGTCGGTGCGGAACATCAGCAGCCGCTTGGGCGCATGACCGACGCGCACGGGCGCCATGGCGACGTTCTCGTGGACCCATTCTTCCATGTGAAGCGCAAGCGCCTCGTCGCGGATGTCCATGTCCACGCCGGGCGTGTTCGCCGCGATCAGGCCGACGCCGCAGCGCCCGTAGCCTTCGCGCAGCCACTTGTTCAGCAGGTTATGATCGGCACGAATCTTCTCCCAGCCGGTGAACGGCGGGCGCTTCTCGCCCCGCTTGATCGGAACGATGTCGTAGCCTGCGTCGATAAGGGCGGCACCATAGCGTGCCAGGAACCCTTGAGAGTTGGCGGAATTCATTGACCCTCCGGGAATTAGCCAATGGCCGAATGGCCGGGTGCCCCGTGGGCCTTACTGTTCGCCATAAACGTTGGCGTTCATCACTTCGCGGGGGATAACCCCGATGCCGATGGTTTGCTCGATCGCCTTGATGACGTTGACGGGGATGCCGTCGTCCATCTGGCCGCTCGCGAGCATCGCGTTCAGCGAGTTCCGGTGCAGGCCGATTCGGTGCGACAAGACGCTGATAGAACCCTCGGGCGTCGCCAGAATGGCCGCCAATCGCAGGACGAACTTCGATTTCGCGTGGGCTTGCTCCTTATTAGGAAGGCGCTCAATCCACTGCGGAAATTCGATGTTTATTCCTTTCATGTGATTTTCCTTGATCTAGAGTTACTTGTGCTGACCCGCGAATATTAGCGCACAATGAGCAACCCCGGCCTGCGGTTACAATTTAGACTTGGAATCGCTTGACGCTCAACAACATTTTGTTGTTTAATCCCCATTACGTTGTGAGGCAACGTACCAACCCCCCAAATTTTCCCATCGGAGAAATCATGAGCCTGGAACAAGCCATCAAAGAAAACACCGAAACCATGCGCGAACTGATCGCGGCGCTGGGCGCCAGCGGCGGCGGCAAGGCGAACGCCGGTAAGGCCGGTGACGACGAAGGCACCAAGACCACCACCACGCGCCGTCGCACGACCAAGACCGAAGACGACAAGGGCGGCAGCAAGTACACCGCCGAGCAGGTCAAGACCATCGCCGTCAAGGTGAAGGACGAACTCGGCACCAAGGCCGCCAAGGAACTGATCGGCAAGTACGCCCCCGAACTCGCCAAGATCAAGCCGGTCGACTTCGACGCGTTCGTCGCGGACTGCGAAGCCGCGCTGGACCCGGACGCTGGCGGCAACGACGACGACGGTGACGGCGGCCTGTAAGCGCTGACGTGATGGCTACCGGGCTTCGGCCCGGTGCCGTCAGGCGGCCCCGTTGTCACCTCTCCGGCGACGCGCTGAATCCGCCCGACGAAGGTCCTCCCCCCTGCAACGCCTTCGTCGGGTTCCCCCAGCGCGGCGGACAGCGGGGCCACCTGACGGCTAGTCCAACACTGATCCCATGTTCGAAGAACTCCTTCTCAACTTCATCGCCAGGCACTACCGCGAGGCGGCGCACTCGATCTTCAGCCCGTCCGGCAGCGGCATGTGGCTCAATTGCTCGGGTTCGCTGATTCCGAACCTGCTGGCGCCGGACTCGGCAGGCTTCGAAGCCGCCGAAGGCACCGTCGCGCACGGCATCGGTGAGAACTGGCTGAAGACCGGCGAGCGCCCGGATCACCTGATCGGCACGACCGAGACGATCCGCGAGGGCAAGGAATCCTTCGTCATCGAAATCACCAAGTCGATGCTCGATTACGTCGAGGAATACGTTGACTGGTGCATCAACATGCCCGGCGTGCAGCACGTCGAGAAGAAGGTGTATTTCTCGCGCCTGACCCCGATCGACAAGCAGGGTGGCACGGCCGACTTCTTCGCCTGCGAACCCCGCAAGCTGAACATCACCGATCTGAAGTACGGGCAGGGCGTCCAGGTCTACGCCGAGAACAACACCCAGGCCATGCTCTACGCCCTGGGCGTCTTCTACAAATGGGACTTCCTCTACGACTTCCAGGAAATCACCATCCGCGTCGCGCAGCCGCGTCGCGACCACATGGACGTGTGGGAAACCGACCGGAAGACCCTGCTGAAGTTCGCGAAGCATGTGAAGGCCCGTGCCCGCGACGCGTGGCGCCTGAATGCGCCGCTGTCGCCGTCCGACAAGGCGTGCCGCTGGTGCAAGGTCAAGGCGTCGTGCCCGGCCTTCTTGAAGCTGGCCGAGGACATTTCCGATCAGGTGTTCGGCACTCGCTACGAAGTCACTTCAGATGAAGTCGAACCCCTTCGTGACGACCTGCGGTTCGGCCTGTTCGATCCCAAGCTGGAACAACCCGTCATGCTGTCCACCGACGACATGGCCCGCATGATCCCCTATCGCGGCACGTTCGAAAGCTGGTTCGGCGCGATGGAAACCGAGCTTGAACAGCGTGCGCTCGACGGTGCCGCCATACCTGGCCGCAAGCTCGTCGAGTCCCGCACGAACCGCGAGTTCGGCAACGAGGAAAGAGCGATCCAGCGCCTGGCTGAAGCCGGCATCCACTGGTCGCACCTGTACACCCTGAAATTCATATCGCCCGCGCAGGCCGAAGAACTGCTGCGCAAGTTCGGCATGAAGAAAGCCGACGCGGTAGAATTCCTTGAATCCGTCGTGCGCAAGCCGCCCGGCAAACCAACACTCGTGTCGGACAGCGATAAGCGCCCGGCATACGTGTCCCCCGACGAAGACGTCTTTGGTGACGCTCTGTAGGTCGGATCAACCCCCTGAAACCGTGAACCCGTGAGGCCCTGAAATGGCAAAGCTCCGACTCATCAAGCAAGTTAAAAACGCCGCTCTGTACCATGACGAAGACGGCAATCCCTACATCCGCCTGGATCGCGTTCGTGGGTCCTATCCGTTCCTCGGCACCCCGTCCACGGACGAGAACGACGACGGCAAGGAATCGAAGAAGTGGCGCATCGTCGGCATGTTGCCGAAGAAGACCCACGCCGAGGCCAAGGATTTGGTCAAGGAAGTGATTCAGAAGCTGATCAAGGAAAACTCCAACGTCCCGCAAGATCGCTGGTTCCTGAAGAACGGCGACGATTCTGACGACGAGAACATGCACGGTCACTTCCTGGTGGCCGCTTCGGACGGCCGCTATCGTCCCAAGGCCCGTGACATCAACAACCAGGTCATGGACGACATCGACGAAATCGACAGCACCTTCTACGGCGGCTGCTGGGTCAACATCCTCATCCGCCCGTGGTTCTTCGACGGCAAATCGAAGAATTCGAAGAAGCCGCTTCCGAAGCGCGTGTGCGCCGGCATCAACTCCGTCGTGTTCGTCGATGACGACAAGCCGTTCGGCAGCGGTCGCGTCGATGACGGCGACGTGTGGGGCGACGACGACGGCATGGGCGACGATGACCGTTCCAGCCGTAGCGGTGGCCGCCGTGGTCGCAACGACGACAACGACGACGATGACCGTTCCAGCCGTGGCCGTGGTCGCCGTGGTCGCGACAACGACGACGACGATGACGGCGCCGATGGTCTGTAATTAGCCGCCACCGATCCCGCTTGGCAGCGGGTTTAGCCCGGCCTGCGCCGGGCTTTTTTCTGCCCCCGGAAGCCATGAACTATCTGAAGCCACGCCCGACAGCCGTGTGCGACACGGAAATCTATCGCGACTATTTCCTCGCGATGTTCCGTGACGTGGATACCCACCGCACGGCCGCCATAGAAATGTATCCGGGACATCCGCTGGATCGCGAGCGCTTGGTGAAGCTGCTTCGCTCCTGGCGCATTGTCACCTTCAACGGCAACAACTTCGACGTTCCGATCCTTTCGCTCGCCCTGGCCGGCGCATCGAACGGCGAACTGAAGCGGGCCAGCGACGGCATCATCCTGGCCGACGTGAAGCCCTGGGAGTTCTACGAACTGCACGAGTGCAGCCGGCCCGATTACCTGGATCACATCGACCTGATCGAAGTGGCGCCGGGCCAAGCCAGCCTGAAAATCTACGGCGGTCGCCTGCATAGCCGACGTATGCAGGATCTACCGATCGACCCCGACGAGTCGATCACGGCCGAGACGCGGCCGATCATGGTCAGCTATTGCGGCAACGACCTCTACACCACGATCGACCTGAAGACCGAACTCACGCAGCAGCTAGACCTCCGGGTCAGCATGAGCGCCCAATACGGCATCGACCTGCGCTCGAAATCGGACGCGCAGATCGCGGAAGCCGTGATCCGGCATGAAGTCGAGAAGGCGAACGGCCGGCGCGTCAAGAAGCCCGAGCTAGAACGCCCTGGCCGCTTCTTCTACCAGCCGCCCGCCTTCGTCAAATTCCGCACCGAGAACATGCAGCGCGTGCTCGACGAAATCCGTCGAATCCCGCTGGTCATCGGCCGCGACGGCCGCGTGCAGAAGTCCGCAGCGTTCGACAAGCTGGAATTCCAGATCGGTGGCACGACGTACAAGATGGGGATCGGCGGCCTGCACTCGCAGGAGTCGTGCCGCTCGCTCTACACCGACGACGACTACGTGCTGATCGACCGCGACGTGGCGAGCTACTACCCCGCGCTGATCATCAACAACCGTCTGATCCCGCCCGCGCTCGGGCCGAAGTTCCTGGACATCTACCGTGGCATCCGCGACCGGCGCCTGGCTGCGAAACGCGCCGGCCAGAAGGCCATCGCTGAATCGCTGAAGATCGTTCTGAACGGGACCTTCGGTAAGCTGGGCCAGCCGTACTCGATCATGTACGCGCCCCGCCAGATGATCAACGTCACGCTGACGGGTCAGCTTTCCTTGCTCATGGCGATCGAACGCATGGAAATGCGCGGCATCAGCGTCGTGTCCGCCAACACCGACGGTTTCGTGTCGCTCGTGCCGCGAGACAAGATCGACCTGTTCAACGCCACCATGTTCGATTGGGAGTGCGACACCGACTTCGAAACCGAGGAAACCCGGTATAGCTCGCTGCATTCCCGCGACGTGAACAACTACATCGCCATCACCGACGACGGCGTGGTGAAGCTGAAGGGCGCCTACGCCATGTCAGGCCCCGGTATGCCGGCCGCCATGGGTCTGAAGAAGAACCCTTCCGCCGAAGTCAGCACCGATGCCGTGGTCGAGTATCTGAAGAACGGCACCGCGATCGAAGACACGATCGAGAACTGCGAGGACATCCGCCGCTTCGTCAACATCCGTCAGGTCAAGGGCGGGGCGATGAAGGAAGGCGAGTTCCTGGGCAAAGCCGTCCGCTGGTACTACGCCGAGGGCGAGCAGGGCGGCATTCATTACAAGACCAATGGGAACTTGGTGCCGAAGACCGAGGGCGCACGCCCTCTCATGGAACTGCCCGACGAGCTACCCGACGACATCGACTACACCTGGTACGCCCGCGAAGCCTACGGCATCCTGAAGGACATCGGGGCACGCTTCATCGACCCCGCCTATGTCGGCCGCAGCGGCACGTCGCTCGCCCGCCTGCCGGACAAGAAGACCATCCACATCATCGACCTGTCCAACGGGGTCGCGCTCTGCGGCACCAGTTCGCCAGGCCCCCGCGTGCGCTGGATGGAGTTCGACGCCGTGCCTGATGGGCATCGCCTCTGCGCCCGCTGCCGGCGCGAGGACTCGCTATGAGCTTCGACCTGCTGGACGACGTGCCGCTGGAAAGCAGCGTCGAAGGGGACGCGATCGACTACGCCGAGAAGCAGGGCTGGTGGGTCGCGAAGTTCGTGTCCCCCGGCCGCCGAGGCGTGCCGGATCGCATCTTCATTCGCGACGGCCGCGTCCTGTTCATCGAATTCAAGCGGCCCGGCAAGACAGCGGAACCGCAGCAAAAGAAGCGCCACCGCGAAATGCGCGAGCACGGCGCTGAAGTCCATGTGATCGACAATCTCGCAGACGCATATGAGCTACTTCGATAGGTTCCTGGCGGAGAAATTCGCCAACGTCGTCCGCACCCGCGACGACATGCACAACTATCAGGACGGCATCGCTGTCCCGTTCCTTCGCGCCAACCCGTTCAGCGCCTTGTTCGTGGACCTGGGCCTGGGCAAGACCGTCATCAGTCTGACGGTTATTGCCGACCTCCTGGACAGCATGTCGTTCGAACGCGCCCTCATCGTCGGGCCGCTGCGCGTGGTGAACCAGACCTGGCCCGATGAAATCCCGATGTGGGAGCACACCGCGTCAATCTCGTGGACGTTGATTCGCGACGATGAGCTTCAGAAGGCGGTGCGCGAGGCTGGCAGGGTCGCCCGCGCTCCCATCGTGGCCGAGGCCCGCGAGGAAGCGATTCGCCGGGGCTTCGATCCCGACCTAGACCCCATCAGCACGCGGGGCGTGATCAACGAGTTCGTGAAGCTGCGGCGGGTCGAAATCGAGAAGGCCAGGCGCAAGGTGGCCCGCGTTCAGATTCGTGAAGCCACGATGCGCAGTCCGGCGACGGTCCACCTGATCAACCGCGAGCAGTTGGAATTCCTCGTGGCCGCCTGGGGCAAGGACTGGCCCTACGACGTGGTGATCATCGACGAATCGAGTTCGCTGAAGGACTACCGCACCCGCCGCTTCAAGGCGCTGCGCCGCGTGCGCCCGTTCATCAAACGCCTGCACGAACTCACCGCGACGCCGGCCGCCGAGGGCTACATGGGCCTGTTCGCGCAGATGTACCTCCTGGACGGCGGCAAGCGCCTGGGGAACAACATCACGACCTACCGCGAGCGCTATTTCGTGCGCGGTTATGACGGGTTTTCCTGGAAGCTGCGGCCCGGCGCCGACGAGGAAATCGCGGCGAAGATCAGCGACATTTGCCTCACGCTGAAGCGCGACGAGTACCTGAAGGACCTGAAGCAGCCGGTGTTCAACCCGCGATTCGTCACGCTGACCCCGGACGAAATGAAGCTCTACAAGCAGTTCGAACGCGACTTCGTGGCCGAGCTACCGGACGGCACCGAAATCGAGGCCGAGAACGCGGCATCGCTGTCGAGCAAGCTGCTGCAACTGGCTTCCGGGTCGGTCTACGACGACAAGAAACAGGTTCACGACCTGCACGATCACAAAATCGAAGAACTGCGACAAATTGTCGAAGAAGCCAACGGCGAACCGCTGCTGGTTGCCTACTGGTTCAAATCGTCGCTGGCACGACTGAAAAAAGCATTCCCGCAAGCCGTCGTTATGGACGCCACGGGCAAAGCGGTTGGGCCTTGGAACAAGCGCAAGATTCCAATGCTGCTGATGCACCCGCAAGGTGCCGGCCACGGCTTGAACTTGCAGCATGGCGGGCACCACCTGGTCTTCTTCGACATCCCCTGGTCGCTTGAACTTTATCTCCAAACGATCGGGCGTCTGGATCGCCAGGGTCAGTTGAACGTCGTTGTTCTGCACCACCTCATCGTGAGGGGGACGATTGAGGAATACGTTGCGAAGCTGCTTCGCGAGAAACGCGATGTGCAGGACAATTTGTTTAGGTTTTTACGCAAGCTTCGGGGTTGCGTCTCAATGCCACTCGATGTTGTAGAGTGGGGTTAAATGGAGTCTAATCGGAATCGGGCTTGATATCACCGTGAACATTGTGTTGTATGGCATCCCAAATTGTTGTTAGGGGTGAGTACATGCCGGTGAAGCAAGCTGAAGGAACACAGGGATTTGTTAGACGGCTTAATCAAGCCTGCGACGACGTTCCGCACATCATCCCCCCATTGGGTGAGGGTCGGCAGATCGCTATCGCGAAGAAGCTGGGTCTTTCGCAACAGGGCGTGCGGAAGTGGTTCACGGGCGAGGCTATGCCGCGACGCGAAACCATGCAGCGGCTGGCTAGATTGTTGGAAGTGGATGAACCCTGGCTGGCGCTGGGGATCATGCCCGAAGTTAGTAGAGAAGAAAACCGGATCACGGCACGCAACATCGACGGTGCGGTGATGCTTGTGATGGGGCTGGTCACGCTCGCGGGTGGCGCTTGCGCAACACCTGTCGAAACTGATGAGAGACGTGGCTATGTGGACTTTTACGCAATCCTTCGCGGTACGCAGATGGCAGTGCATGTGTCGTTCGCAAAGAACGTGTCGCCGGGCGTGTACACCATTGCGATCCCGAGGGAGTACAGAGAAGTGAGGACGATCGCAGTGATATCGCTGGGCGAGACGCGGTTCGATTTCATCGACCTGGACGCGATCAACACCCCGAAGTACATGCAGCGGAAATCCGGCGGCTATGCGCTGACGGTATCCCACCTGGACGGTCGCTATCGTACCGGCGAGGCCACCTGGAACCGAATCACACATTTTGAGCAATTGGCATGATGAGCAACCTACTTCCATGGGTCGCCTTGAAGGACGTGCATAAGCAGTACGGCTTCTCGTCTTTGGAGGCAGCGCGCAACGCTATCGCGGCGGGGCGCTTCCCCGTCCAAACCTATAAACTCGGGCGGCTGATTGTCATCGACTTGGCCGTCCACGAAAGATTTTTCCAGGCCCACCGCGAGGCGGGTCTTCGTGCCCTGGAAGACAACCTTTCGCTGTCCCCACAACAACACGGGAGTAATGATGAGTCGTAAGCCTGGTGCCGTTGGCCTTGGTGCGAAACTGCTGGACGACGAAAGCCGCGCAATACTCTACGAGGGTTGCAGCCTTTCCCAACTTTCCACGATCTTTGATTTAGACAATCGAGAAATCGCCCGCAAACTGCACGGCCTGTCGCCCTGCGGCGAGCGCATGGGATACCCGATCTACAAGCTGGCCGAGGCCGCCCCGTACCTGGTTCCGCCGAACAAGCGCGACGTGACCGAAGCCGTCAAGCGCATGAGTCCGAAAGACCTGCCGCCTGCGCTGACCAAGGAGTTTTGGGCAGGCCAGCACGCCCGGCTGAAGTTCGAAGAAGACCAGGGCGACGTGTGGCGCACGGCCGACGTGATCGAGACGTTCAGCGAAGTCTTCAAGACCTTGCGGATGTCGATTCTGCTGATGCGCGATCAAGTCGAACGGCAGACCGAACTTTCCGACGCCCAGCGTGACATCATCCAAGACCTTATCGACGGTGTGCTCAACGAGCTTGCCGAATCTTTGACTAAGCGATTCAAGCATGAACCAAGCCAACGATCTGACGCTGACGGACAATGGGCCGACCCGGACGAAGAAGACCCGGACCAAGCGCTTTAAATCCCTCGGGCACATCGTTTGTTCGATGGCCGACGTGCTTCGCCCGCCCGAGCGTCTGACGATTTCGGACGCGGCTTCGAAGCACATCCGCCTGAACAACCCTGGCGCCTACATCGGCCCGTATCTCAATTCGATGGCCTGGTACATGACCGAGCCGGCCGACGCCCTGGCGGCCCGCGTGCTGAAGGCGGTCGTGTTCGTGGGGCCTGCGCAGTCGGGCAAGACGCAGAGCCTGATCCTGAATTGGGTCGGCTACACGGTCATCGTCGATCCGATGGACCTGATCATCTATTCCCCGACGAAGGGGGCGGCGCGGGACTTTTCGATGCGCCGTATCGACCGCCTGCACCGCGACAGCAAGAGCGTCGGGGAACGCCTGCTGAAGAAGCGCGACGCCGACAACAAGTTCGACAAGCTCTACGACAGCGGCATCATGCTCACGCTGTCGCACCCGTCCGTGACTGAGTTCGCCGGCCGCCCGATCCCCCGCGTGGCGCTGACCGACTACGACCGCATGGACGACGACATCGGCGGCGACGGCGCCCCGTTCGACCTCGCGAGCAAGCGGACGACGACGTTCGGTTCCTTCGCGATGACCCTGGCCGAATCCTCCCCGTCGAAGCCCATCACCGACCCCCGGCACATCCCGCAGACGAAGCACGAGGCCCCGCCCGCGACCGGCATCCTGGCGCTCTACAATCGCGGCGACCGCCGCCGTCGCTACTGGCCGTGCCCGCATTGCAGCGAGTATTTCGAAGCCCGCTTCTCGATGTTCGAATGGAACCACGACGCACCCGACAAGGTGACTGCCGGCGAATCGGTGCGGCTCATCTGCCCGCACTGCAAAGACCCCATCCGCCCGACGCAGCGCAGCGACATGGATATGTTCGGCATCTGGCTCAAAGACGGGCAGTGGATCGACAAGGCCGGTCGCGTGCGCGGCCCCGATCCGCGAAACACCATCGCCTCGTTCTGGCTGAACGGCGTGGCCGCGTCCTTCATTTCGTGGAAGGATTTGGTCATCAACTACATGACCGCCGAGGAAGAATACCAGCGCACCGGCAGCGAGGAAGCGCTGAAGAAGTTCTACAACAACGACCTGGGCGAGCCGTATCTACCGAAGGCGCTGGAAACCGAACGCCTGCCGGAAGTGCTGAAGTCGCGATCCGAGCCGTTCCCCGTGCAGCCGGTCGATGAAGTCGAGCCGATGGTTCAGCGCCTCGTGCAACCTGGCCGCGACGCGTTCACGCCGATGGTGCCGGCCGGCGTCCGCTTCCTCGTCGCCACCGTGGACGTGCAGCGAAATATGTTCGTCGTGCAGGTCTTCGGCGTGGTGCCGGGCGAGCCGTTCGACACCGTGCTCATCGACCGCTTCAACATCGTGAAGTCGCGGCGCACGGACGACTCGGGCGAGCACCTTTGGGTGAAGCCGCCGACCTATCTGGAAGATTGGGATCGCATCACCGAGGAAGTGCTGGATCGAACCTACCCCCTGGCCGATGGCTCGGGTCGGCGCATGATGATCAAGATGACCGGCTGCGACAGCGGCGGTAAGGAAGGGACCACGACGAACGCCTACAACTATTATCGGAAGCTGCGGCAAGAGGGTAAGCACGGCCGGTTCCACCTGATCAAAGGTGACTCGGCGCCCGGCGCACCGCGCACGCGAATCAGCTACCCGGATTCGAACCGGAAGGACAAGTTCGCGGCGGCCCGTGGCGACGTGCCCGTGCTGATGATCAATTCGAACGTCCTGAAGGACACGCTGTCGAACCGGCTGGAATGCGTGGTCCCCGGCAAGGGGATGTATCGCACGGCGGACTGGTTGCCCGACTTCGTGTACAGCGAGCTTTGCGCCGAAGTCCGCACGGGGAAGGGGTGGGAGAACCCGAACTCACTTCGCAACGAAGCCTGGGACTTGAGCTATTACCTGATCGCGCTCTGCATTTCGAAGCTGATCGGAATCGAGCAATTCAATTGGGACGAACCCCCGACGTGGGCGGCCGATTGGGACCTGAACGCGCTTGTTTACGCCGAGGGAAACAACAAACGGTTTGCGCAACAACAAAAAGATGTTTATGATTTCGCCAAATTGGCTGCTTCGCTGGCCTAACCGTGCCTTGAGATACAACAAAATGGCGTGTCAACAACAGAAACTTGATGCAGCACGCGATGCCTATCACAGCCTGGTCACGGGCAAGATGGCTCGCGTCGTCGTGGATCAGAACGGCGAACGCGTCGAGTTCCAGGCCGCCAACGCATTCCGCCTTCAGGCTTACATCAAGGAACTTGAGGCCGAATGCGCTGCCGGTTCGGGCGGCCTTCGCCCCCGTGGCCCCTTCGGCTTCATCTACTGATTATGAGTGCCGTCGCAACTGCCACCCGTCGCGTGAAAGTTGCCCCCGCCCGCGCCGTTGAACCGAGCGCCATGGGCGGCGGCTTGCAGGGCGCCGAGCGCCATTCCCGCGAAATGATGGCCTGGAATCCGACGATGCGTTCGCCGGATCAGGTGATCAACATCGCGAAGCCCATGGCAGACGCCCGTGGCCGCGACATGATGCAGAACGACGGCTACGCCCTGGGCGCCGTCAACGTCCACAAGGACAGCATCGTCGGCGCGAACTACCGTCTGAACGCGCAGCCGAATTGGCGCGTCCTGGGCGCAAGCCAGGGCTGGGCCGAAGAATTCCAGCAGGTCATGGAATCCCGCTTCAACCTGCTGGCCGATTCCCCGGACTGCTGGCTGGACGCGGCCGGCATGAACACCTTCACGGGCATCATCCGCCTGGCTGTTGGCGGGTTCGTCTATACCGGCGAAACCCTCGCGACCGCCGAATGGCTGCGTGCTGCCCGCCGCCCGATCCACACCGCGATCCAACTCGTGTCGCCGGATCGGCTGTCGAACCCTGACGGCATGGCCGACGACCGCTTCCTGCGCCGTGGCGTGCGCCGCGACAGGTTCGGTCGGCCGCTGAAGTATTGCATCCGCAAGGCCCACCCGAGCGAGTGGTGGGATATGTCGTCCCAGCAGTGGTCGGAAATCCCGGCCGAGAAGCCCTGGGGCCGCAAGCAGGTCATTCACATCATTGAACAGCAGATGCCCGATCAGTCTCGCGGCATCGCTGAAATGGTGGCCGCTCTGAAGCAGATGCGGATGACGAAATCCTTTCAGGAAGTCACCCTTCAGAACGCCGTCATCAACGCTTCCTTCGCCGCCGCGATCGAGTCCGAACTACCGCCCGATGTCGTGTACCAGAACCTCGGCGGCGGCGAAGGAAACTGGATAAGCTCAGTCGGGCAGTACATGGACGCGTTGAACGCGTACCTGGGCGCGTCGAACAACATCAAGCTCGATGGCGCGAAGATTCCGCACCTGTTCCCCGGTACGAAGCTGAACCTGACTCCGATGGGACAGCCGGGCGGCGTCGGCACGGCGTTCGAAGAATCGCTGCTGCGCAACATCGCGGCGGCCCTCGGCCTGTCCTACGAGGAATTCTCGCGGGACTATTCGAAGACGAACTACTCGTCGATGCGCGGCAGCGCGATCAACACCTGGCGCTTCATGCAGAACCGCAAGAAGGCCGTGGCGGATCGTCTCGCCAGCGCGATCTACGCTTTGGTGCTGGAAGAAGAAATCAACGCGGGCAACGTCCCGCTGCCGCCTGGAAAGACGGCCGATCACTTCTACGAGCCGCTGATGAAGGACGCTTACGCGGCCTGCACCTGGATCGGCGCCAGCCGTGGTCAGATCGACGAACTGAAGGAAACGCAGGCCGCGATCCTGCGCATCAAGTCGGGTCTGTCCACCTACGAAATCGAATCCGCGAAGCTCGGCAACGACTGGCGGGAAGTCTTCGAACAGCGTGCTCGCGAGGAAGGCATCATCAAGGCCAAGGGCCTTGCCTTCTCCATGGACGCGCAGCGCGAGGGCAAGAAGGAACCGCAGAACACGCTCTCTGACGATCCCAAGCAGAAGGGCAACGATGACACTTCCGAGGAAGACGAATGAGCACGCCAACCCGCAAAGCGCGGCCGAACATCCGCGCCATTTTGGACGGCATGAATCTGCAAGCCGCGATGATCGCCCCGCACTACACGGGCCTGGTCGGTGCGCTGCAAGAGTTTGCTGACGCCGACTACGGCCTGGAAGAAGCCGCCTGGGCGATGCGCAAGGATGAACTCTGCGCCGCCTACGGCTTCGGCAAGTCGAACGCCGACAAGCCCTTCGCCTTCTCCAACGGCGTCGCCATCATCCCCGTTCACGGCGTGCTGGTGAACCGCTTCTCGTACTCGTGGGGCTTCGCCACGGGGTACAATTTCATCCGTGCGCAGTACCGTGCGGCGCTGGCCGACGACGACGTGAAGCTGGTTGTGTTCGACTGCAACAGCTACGGTGGCATGGTCGCCGGCTGCTTCGAAACCGCCGACGAAATCTTCGAAGGCCGCAGCGAAAAGCCGTCCCTGGCCCTGGTCGATTCCAGCGCCTACTCGGCCTGCTTCGCGATCGGCACGGCCGCGTCGCGCATGGTCGTCGTGCCCTCGGCGGGCGTCGGCAGCATCGGCGTGGTCGCCATGCACATGAACATCGGCCCGATGCTCGAAAAGTGGGGCATCGAAGTCACGTTCATCCACGCGGGTGCCCACAAGGTTGACGGGCACCCCTACGCGGCGCTGCCCGACGACGTGAAGAAGAACATCCAGACCAGCATCGACAAGAATTACGCCACGTTCGTCAACGGCGTAGCTCGCAATCGCAACCTATCGGCGCAGGTCGTCAAGGATACCGAAGCCCGCACTTACGATGCGGACGACGCCTTGGCGCTCGGCCTTATCGACGCCGTGCAAACGCCCACCCAGGCGGTTGCCGCGTATCTCGACGAGCTTTCCGGCTCGGAAGACCAACAGGAGTTCGAAATGAGCAATCAAACCACCAAGCCGGGCGCGGAAAGCACTGACAAGCCCGAAGTCGATCAGCAGGCCATCGCGGCTTCCGCCCGCACGGCCGAGCGCGAGCGCATGGCCGGCATCCTCAATTGCGAGGAAGCCAGCGGTAAGTCCAAGCTGGCGAACCACCTGGCGCTGAACACCGATATGTCGGTGGACGCCGCCAAGGCCGTCCTGGCCGCCTCTGCGCCCGAGCAGGCCCAGGTTGCTACGCCCCCCGCCACGAACCAGTTCAAGGCCGCCATGGATGCCGACAAGCACCCGGAAGTCGGCGCTGGCAACGGTGACGGCGGCGAGCCGCAGCAGATGTCCAAGGCCGATCGCATCCTGGCCGCGCAGCACGCCGCTACCGGCCGCCAGGTCGTGAAGCACTAAGCGCCCGGCCCAACCAATTTTTCAGGAGATAGTCATGCCCTATCCGAACGAGCTTGCCGGCAACGGCACCAAGGGCGGCTTCACGCCGCATCACCTGTTCGCTGGCGAGAAGGAAATCGTCACGAACAACGGCAGCGTCGCCGCGAACCAGGACCTGAAGCAGTTCCAGGTCGTCGCCATGAACGCCGCTGGCGAACTGGTCGCCCATGACCCGGCCGCCAGCGATGGCACCGAAAAGGCCGTGGCCGTGATGGCCCAGCCGGTCAAGACCACGGCCGCGACGGCCCCCGGCCCGTACTACGTGAGCGCCTTCTTCAACCACGAAGCGCTCGTGTGGCACGCCACGCTCGACACCCTGGCGAAGCGTAAGGCGGCTCTCGTGGGCACCGAAATCCAGGTCGGCAAGCTGTACGGCGGCAACTGGTAAGCGCCGGGACAGGAGAAAGGAAAATGGAAAACTTCGAAATCTACAGCACCCTCGACCTGCTGGATGTCCTGCGCAAGCAAGAATCCATCCCGCAATACTGGTTGGGCTTCTTCCCGCGTGTTCTGACCTCGGACAAGGAAGAAATTCTGTTCGAACAGGTCACGGACGGCACCCGCGAACTGGCGCCCTTCGTCGCCCCGAACGTGCAGGGCCGTGTCCTGCGCGACCGTGGCTACACCACGAAGACCTTCAAGCCGGCCTACGTGAAGCCGAAGCACGTCGTCGATCCGTCGCGTGCGATCCCCCGCATGGCTGGTGAAGCCCTGGGCGGCGATCTGACCCTGGCGCAGCGCTGGGACGCGATCGTGGCCGAGAACATGCGCCTGGAACGCATCATGATCGAAAACCGCTGGGAGTGGATGGCCGCTCGCGCAGTGATCGACGGCGCCGTTGTCGTGACCGGCGAAGACTACCCGACCGTGACCGTGGACTTCGGCCGCGACCCGTCGCTGATGGGCACGCTGCTGGACACGGCTCGCTGGGGCGAAGCGGACGCCAAGCCGCTGAAGGACATCGAACTGTATCGCCGTCGTGTCCACGACCTGGCGAGCACCACGATCACGCGCCTGACCTTCGGCCTGGAAGCCTGGGACGCCTTCACGTCGCACGAGGAAGTCCGCGACCTGCTGGACACCCGCTATCGCGGCAGCGACACCGACTTCAACCGCGCCATTTCGGACGGCTCGCCGCACGAGTACCGCGGCCGAATCTCGGGCCAGAACGGCATGGGTACGCTGGAACTCTACACGTACAGCCAGAAGTACCGCGAGGAAGACGGCTCGCTGCAAGAATTCCTCGACCAGAACGCGGTCGTGGGCAGCGGTTCCGGCCTGCAAGGCGTGCGTTGCTTCGGCGCCATCAAGGACAAGCGTGCTGGTCTGCGTGCGCTGCCGATGTTCCCGAAGATGTGGGACGTGGAAGACCCCAGCGTCACCTACACCATGACGCAGAGCGCCCCGCTCATGGTCCCCGCCGAGCCGAACGCCAGCTTCACGCTGCGCGTCCGCTAACCCGAACCACGGCCCGCTTCGGCGGGCCATCCCCTTTACCCTCTCATCCTCAAGGAGCGCATCATGCCCAAGCGCCTTATCAATGAAAGCATCACCGTCGTTCGCGGCGGCAAGCGCGTCATGCCGGAAATCGGCAAGGCGTTCGATCTGACCGAAGGCGAAATCAAGTCGCTGGCTGAAGTTCGCCCGCAGGCGATTTCGCTCATCAAGGGCGTCGAAGTCGATCCGCAGTCGAAGCCCGTGGCCGACGAGTCCGACCTGTCGAAGATGGACAAGGCCGCTCTGGTCGCCCTGGCCGAGAAGCTGAAGGTGTCCATCCCCAAGAACGCCAACGAAGGGAAGCTGGTCGAACTGATCGAAGCCGCCCGCAAGTCCGACGATCTGTAAGAAGGAGGCCGGCTTCGGCCGGTGACACCATGGCGAATTGGCGCGAACAGAAGCGGGAAGCACGACGGATCGTGCATACCACGATGGCCCTGGACATGAAGTTCTTCCAGACGGCCACGTCGTCCCCCGTGGACGTTCGCGCCCGCCTTCATACGAAGTTCACGCAGATCGGTGACGATCGCAGCAGGTTTGTTTATCTGCTGATTCTACCTAACAGTTTTGACCGAACATTATAGAATTGGGAGCCTTCATTTTGTGGTCGCAAACATGCCCTAACAAGGAGCGGGACGTTTAAAACTGCAAAGCGGGCACCCCCCTGCGAATTGCGGGTTCAAAACGAACGATGATTCATGTTAAACCGGCGCATAGCCTTGCAGGAGGCGAAGATCCGTGGATAACGATGATCAAGCAGTCGACGAAAGTCGCTATGGCGAAAACCGATTCCTTTAGATAACTTTTCTCTACTATGGAGGTTGAAGTGCTAAAGAGAATAACCGGTAGGACCCCATAAAAGCAATTGGGTTGATCTGATTTACAGTGTGTTCCTTCGAATGACTCGCTGTGGACGATGTGCCCTGACTGGGAAACACCTGGGCACTTAGCGTGCTCCCACGACTACTTGTCGATCTAGACTGCCCATAATCCTTCCCCGTCTTCATGCCCGCCAGGCTCAAAGCTGAACCTGCTTCGCTCATCATAGCCATCCAATTCATTTTACGTTTGGATGCCATAACTCCAGCGGTAGCGCCGAGGACAACTCCCCATAAGAATGTGGAAGATTTCACCTGAACAACCTCCTTAGTTATGATAAAATCACACTTATTGTTCGCCCTTTAAAACAAACTCATGCGGCATAAATACAGGAAAGCATTACATGACAGGTGACTAAGCTTAATTCTGTGGTATCAGTTCAGCACGTCCGCCCAAGTATTTACGCAATGCAGGTGGAATATAAATCGAACCATCCTCCCGCTGATGATTCTCCAACAACGGGATTAATATTCTCGGCGAAGCGACCGCTGTATTGTTAAGCGTATAGCAATATTGCAGCTTCCCTTGCTCATCCCGGCAGCGAATATTCGATCTTCTCGCCTGGAAGCTATTCAAATCCGATGCGGAGTGCGTCTCGCCATAATTGGCACGGCTTGGCATCCAGGTCTCAATGTCGTACTGCTTGTAAGTCTTCTGCGACATATCGCCTACACATACAGCCATCACCCGATATGGAAGCTCCAAGGCCTGCAGAAGATGCTCGGAATGTGAGGTGATCTCTTGTAGCAGTTGTTCCGATAAGGCAGGGTCAGGCTTACAAATAACGACCATCTCCACTTTGGCGAATTGATGAACCCGGTATAAGCCACGTACATCCCTTCCCGCTGATCCGAC